ACAAGTATAGCATTTTGTTTTAGTCATCAATCTAATCTATGTATAAATATCGGCGTGTAGTCTCCAACGTGTGCGCTGACAACATTAAACTCCATATACTCATGCGCTTCATGCTCTGTCATGCTATCACGTTCCATTAAGATTTTCATGCACTTATCGTAATCATAGACTACCGTGCAATTTGAATCGTAACCTATAATCGCTGCATCAAAACCGTCAGCGAAAACCGCATCGGCGTTTATATCTGATATGATATCGGTGCAAGTATAATGGGGAACATCTTTTTTCATTTCAACTCCTATGGGGTAACACATTACGCTTCTAAAACTTTGCTCCAATAACGTGAATTTTTACGCTTCTGGTTTTTGTCCCAATACAAGCATCGCGCCATGTAAGGTGCAATGCCTCGTTGCTCACTCCGCTCAAGCCAATCAGCTTCAATATCGTTATACAACTTGGAGTGCTTGGTCTGATTCAGTCCATATACTTGAAACAAGTGAGTGTCCATACAGACTACTTGAGCTTCAAGTGGGAACAACATTTCAATCGCAAATGATGTTTTAGCCTTACCCAACCCTAGAATTTTTTTAGCCAATCTATCGCGCCACTCAGCCCATCCTTCGCCACTAGCAGGATTAAGGTAATCGTCAGGATTGTCCCAAAAAGCATCGTTAAAAGTCCCAATGTAATTGGTGCGGTTATTCTGCATCCCAACTCTAGTAGATTCGATAGCCGTGAATAAAGTGTCTGCATTGTAATTCCAGAGTTCTAATTGATTAGTCTTTTCAAGTGTCCACTTGCCAAATTGCTTGATTGCGTTGTAGCCTTTACAGTTATTCTTCCAACTGGTATGCACCGACATGAAGGCGAATAAGTATCTGCGAAATGCTGCATTGCTTGATTGAGGTTTTAACTCTCCCCAGTAATCGTTGTAGGACTCTATATCCTTGTCTCTGATTGAATCAAAGAAACTTTCAACTTTGGTAGTGCAGGTCATAAAAATTTTTTTTATAGCGTTAGTAAAATGTTTTTTAACATAGGTTGCCTCGCCAGAGACTTACAGTAAGAAGGGACAACTACGAAAACTTCTTAAATGCTCTGACAAGGCGTTGTTATGACCTACGCTACTTTTTAGTGGACAGACTATCCACTAAATCCTTTTTTGCTGCCTCGTAGCCAGCATCAAAGCCATTATCCCATTGAGAGTTATCGCTAGGTTCCTCATCGTCCAATTCAACGTAATCACCGTAATCATCGCACATTGGTTCTTCCAACTTCTTTTCAAAGTGTGAAACAACCTTATACTTTGCGGTGCGTAATTTTTGCTGGTCGCAATCCAATGGAACACTAACAACATCACGGGGGTCGATTTCAACAACCATTAAATGACCTCCATTACCGTATCCCTTGGCATACTCCAAGCTACCAGCATGGAACCCGTAAGAACATCCAATGTTTGCGTCATCGCAGACCTTGTTGCGAATCATTTCATGCTCATCACCAACTTGGTTGCGGAATTTGCCAGAGTGCCAATCGGTATAATCCTCTCTCACTCCCTTGTAGGCAAGAAAGTTACCGTCTGGAGTCAAAGGCATTGCCTTGTGTTCAAGGAACGCATACAACTCGTTTACAGCACGACGAGAGGGATTCTCCATGAGCTTATCCAAAAACCTCACCAGAGGCTTATATGGCAGTCCCTGACGCATGAAGTCAAGGATTCGACCTACAACATGATTGTGAATCGTTTCATCTTTGTAACGAACCTCACCATCGGAGACAGATATGTTTCCATCTGCGAATTTTTCGACTGCCTTTGGAACATCGAACAAGTCAGGCAATTCATCAAACCGTTCTTCTGCGAGAAGTTTAGTTGCCTCGTTGAATGATGGATTCGTTTTCTCCATCGTGAGTGCTTTGCCATCTACTACAATGGTCAGCGAGTTATCAGTAAGTATGTATGGTAACATATTAGTCCTTTCGTTTTTTATACGTTAGCGTTTAAGAAAATGTTCTCTGGAAACTTTGCGAGTAAATCAGCGTTTGATGCCTTTGTTTTTTCTATCTTTTTTTTAATATTATATGTCGCTTCAACTATGGTGATGTATTCTTTTGCTGCTTTTATAGCCTTGGTTTGATTCCTCCAATTATAGTTAGAGTCATCCATCAATGTAATCATCTTATAGCGTTTCTGGCATTCCTCGTTCATTGCATTCAAGTCATGCTCTGCTTCACGCAACCAATCCCAATCTTTAGTCAGACAATAGTCTAGGATGCCTCTTGTGTCAGGATTCTTAATCTTTTCGAGCTTTTCCTCAGAGTCGCAATAACCATACCCATATTCACGGGTTGATTTGCCAATCGTATTGAAAGCGTCTCTAATTTTAGATAACTCTTTATCCGCTTCACTTCCACTTTCCCGATTCATTTCATGGTAACGATTGAGATATGTTTTAGCTAATGACTCTGGAAGTGAGTCGATGAAACTATCATCTTTTTCACTCATTGTTATTAACGCATCACAAAATGTATCATTGCGGTCACATAACTTGGTATGGTTTTCTGCTACCAATTTGAAGTATAAATCTTCGACGTAGCCAAGCTCACCGATATAATTTTGAAACGCCTCAATCGCCCAATCTTCAAAGTAAGTCCATTGCTTGCCGTCTACTGCTTTTAAGTTCTTCTCAGTAGGTTTCATCGCATAAACAGTAGGAACATCTATACCTATGTTTGTTAATGCTTTTACCTTTTTAACGAGGTGCGAGGGATGCTTGTCTCCATCCCTGTCATTTCCCCAATAAAATTTATCCACGATGACATAAACTCCCCCTTCATCTAAATCAACTTCATTAGACTCAAAGAAGTCGCTACGGCAATTATGATAATGACCATGAGAGCATTCCGCATCCAAGGAAAAAACCTTGGTGCTATGCTTTGAGTTTTTAGTAGTAGTGCCTCCCGATACTGTCGAATTGCTTGGGTATATATCGCGCAATACAATCTTGGGATACTCTGACAGTTTTTTCGTAGGAAAATCAAATTTAGTTTGGTCGTAAAACTCCTGCTTGGCTTTACTTTCGCGGAAGTTTATCAAATAAACAGATTCATATACGGGAGTATCCTTGTGCTGCTCATCGCGCTTATCGTAATTCTCCACTAAAGGTGCGATACGATTCAGTCTACCGTGATGCGTAGGCAAATCATCTACAATTATTAAAACATCATTTTTAGCATAAATGTTATTAGCTTCCTCGCCCCTAACACGTTTACGATTACCGTAATGATTAGGTTTACTAAAATGCTTTAATTCAAGATGCTCAGATTTCCATTTTTGAGTGCTGAAATTTCCATTAGTAACCTTGATACCATTCCATAAAATACCCTTGGTTTCTACTATCTTGCGAATCTTTTGACCAAAACCTCCATGCCGAAAAGCCTCATTATATAAAACCTTTACATCCCATAAAGTATCACATTCGTCAAACTTCTCGCCCAATACATCGGGTAGTTGTTTGATAATCGCTTCTAGTTTTTTAATGATAACATCTTTTGTCTTATCGGTATATTGCAATGCTTCACGGGAAGCAGAAATTTCCAAATCGCCAATCGCAAAATCAATCACAACTCCCGCTGAAATTAAATCTGCTCTCTCATCCTGCCAACCCAAGTTCAAAGCAGAGTAGTCTAGGGGATAGGCAATGTTGCCCATCACCGCATACGAGTCGCCTTTTACAAGACTCCAGTTATCTTTTGTAACGACAACTTCATCCTGTTCCAAGTCTCTTTCTAGTTGCTCTTGGCTTGCTCCCTTGACACTAGGAACAACCTTGAAATACTTGTATAAACGAACTGCCTTTCTGTAAAACTCGTCATGGTCATCCGATTTTACTGGTATAACAATTTCAATGCCATCCTTCTCATCGGTCTTTTCGGTATGAATTTTGGATATCTGACCAACATCAGAGGGGTCGATAAAGGCATTATATGTTGTTTTCGTTCCCTTAACATAAGAATTTATGATAAAATTATCTCCATAAGCGAATGCCGATTTTGAACCAAGCCCCAACTGACCAATCTGTTCATTTGTGCCTCGTTTGGTAGATTCACCATACATTGCATAAATCTCAGAGACTTGAGTTTCTGTCAAACCTCGACCAAAATCTCGCACCTTGAACTCAGGCGTAAGAGCAGAGGGGAGAGTAACTAATATAGGTAGGTCTGCTTTACCTACTTCAATGTGGGCATCTACCGCATTAGTAGAATACTCACGAATAACTGCGAGAATCTTATCAGAATATAATTGATTTCGCAGGACGTTGAAGATATGAGAGAGTCCACTCTCTTTTATTCCAAAGGATACCGACTGGAAATCGTCGGACTGTTTTAGCGTTGTCTGTTGTGACGAAGTAATCATAACGAAGAACAGCATAACTGATGCAGGGAAACAAGTCAACCCCTTTTTTCATATTTTTATGCTCTGTCAAAAAAAATAATTTTTATGAGAAGAATGAGGTAGTTTTTAACAAGATAAATTAAATACCTCTCAACTCAAAAAAATTTTTTTTATGAAGTTAACGAGACTGTTAACCCTGAGATTAACTAATCTGTTAATTAACCTTTTGCTTCACCAGTATCATAATAATGATAAATTACCTTGGCATCCTCACCCTCAAAAAAATAAAAATTATGATAACTTTCTTCAGTCCAATCGTTCTTATCGTCGTCAAATGTGAATGATCGGACATCGGGGAGATTGTGTTTATTTGGCATTTTATCGTTCATAATTTGAATTTGTCTATCACGCTCTAGGCATTCGCTCATTAAGGGCCAAGGTATATCAGAATGAGAAACAAAATTTTCATTCTCGGGAAGTTTCGGGGCTTCCCGTGGAGTAAAATTGTGTTTATTTGGCGTTTTTTCGTTCACAATTTATCTACTATTGCTTCAGCGATACTTTTTCTTACATCTGATCCAATATATTTTGTCCCAAGATTTGGCTGATAAGGAGAAGAAAGCTTTATACTTCCTTCAGCTATTGCATCTAAAGTTTCTATAATTTTAGCAGTTAGAGAATCTTCGTCATACTCCCAAGTAATATCTTTATTCTCGAGTATATAAAGTTGTTTATTTGGATTTTTTTCGTTCATAAATATGTGTTTATTTGACGTTTTCTGATTCACTTTTGAATGGATACTGTCTATATTCAAAGTCTTCGCACTTCTCCTGCCTTCTTCCCTGCTTGTCTATGTAGTATTCTTTTTCAGGCGGATCTTCCCCTTCAAAATCTTTCCAATCAAACTCTTTTTCAAGAGCTTCCATATTGCTCATACCCATCCAGAAGAGGCCTCGTCCATCTTTGTCGTTAGAGAGACTCAACATCCCCCTTCTCGCCATTTTAAACAGTAACTCTTTATACGTCATATCTTTTATTTATATCCACTAATTTAAATTTATGTGGGGTCATTTCCATACTGATGGGATCGCAGCTATAATCAAACTTAATCCTTTTATTTGAACTCTCAATGATCTTGTTTAGTATGGTGATTATCCCAAGCTGAGGGTAATCGCCGCCACGACTACCAAACCTAACGTCGTAATCCTCCAAAACTGCTTTTTTAGTTGGTACAGTTAAAGATAGCAAAGCTATCATTGCGGACTGGTCTTTTTCAAGAAGATCGTTCAGGATTTTTTCGATATCTTTTTCGTTTACCATTTATGTATTATATTAGCTACTATGAAAAAACACGTAATTAAATTTACAAGAATAATAAAAGTCCTAATAAAAAGACTTATCTGAGCTTGCTTTAGGGTAAGGATAGGTATTTCTGGCTCATCATCGTCATTCTTTCCGATACGGTGGTCAACCGTCCTGCACCAAATCAGCCATAGTTTTTTAATCACTATCCTTATCTTTCTTTCTTTTCTTTTTTTCTTCTACTAGTCTGGTAGACGACCAAGCAAACATGAATGCTATAAAGATTATTAATCCCGATGTAACTTGTAATGCTAGCTCAATCATACTAAATATTTAGCGGCCAAAAAACAGTTTAATACAATACATAAAAGTATGAGTATCCAAAAACTTATAATCTCTTTTTTCGTCATTGCCCTTATTTTATACCTAATACTCTTTCTAGACTACTTTTTATCTTATCTTCTGAAAGATAATCCATCGTAAATTTTTGGCTGGCCTCTTGTTTATTTGCCCATTCTTGTTTCTTATTTGTAAAGTCTTCGTAAGCTTTTCTTAACTGTAATCTAGTATCTTCAAAATCTGGTTCAACTAACTTAAACTCAGATGAATAATTTATACTCCAATCGGCACATCTCATCGTCTCCCATCGACTTTTTATAAAATAATTGTTAGGGTGGATGTAGTCCAAATGCCCTCCTTGATCTGGGACTAAAACTCTTTTACCTCTAACTAAAGCTTCAGCAATAGTCAGTCCAAAACCCTCTCCTCTTGTGGGAGAAAAGTACAAGTCACAATTATCATAGAGGCGATCTATATTGTTAAATGTAGTAGCCGCTACCCATAATTTGATTTGACATTTTGGTAGTTGTCCAAGACGAGAACAGTTAGCTTTATAATTCATTATTTGTTTTTTTATCTCAAGGTCTTCGCCAGCGACGCCAGATCTACCATAAGTTTTTATCACAAACTCTACATCTTGGTGGTTAAAAAATTCACATAAATACGCTTGAATAGCTATATCGAAGCCCTTCCTCTCAGACCATTGGGAGATAGACAATATCCTGAATTTTTCAGTGTTAGAGTTATTGCTAGTTCCTTGGGTATTTACAGATACTAAATGAGGAATGATATTAACAGTCCTGTTTAGCTCTCCCGATAAATTTCTTTGCTGAAAATTACAATAAGTTACTACTTCGTCTGCGTAATTGTTAAAAAAATTTCTCCACGTATTTGGAATACCTATACATTCCCACGCGGTAAATATTAAACATTTTGTGGAATGCTGTATTATTTTTCTGATGTTACAACCGGTTTGGTCGCAAGCATTAGTTAGATGCTGTTCTCCCGGCTCTATAAGATAGATAAGGACATAGCTTTCCGGAAGACTTTTGCTGAGATACCTGTTAAAGTTTTCAGGTTCTTCGCCTATCGCCCCTTCGGGTTTAGCGTTTATTGCTTTTAAATTTATTTTTGGGTGAGTCGCAAGTATTTTGAAGTAACCGCGGGCAGCTATTGCGGAACCTGAAGGACCACTAAAATTAGAAATAAAAACTACGTTTGTCAAAGCACTAGTAACAGTCTGGGCAAAGCTGCCCGGCCCCTTCTACATAGAAGTATCTTTTATCGATATGATCAAATCTATCATACTCTGTTACGCACCCGCAAATAACACATTTATCTTTAGTTTCCTCTACTAAAGATTCTTTTATGCAGTGAGCGACATGCTCCGCAATCTGAATTCTAGCCGCCTCACTATCTAAGTTTATTTGCGGCCTATTCTTTACCAAGTCATCTAAAGCTTTTTTTATATAATCTTTCATTCTAAAAAATCAAATGCTTAACATCTTCTATGTTTTTATGCGGTTTTCTAGCATGCATTATAAAAGTATTTTCATCTGTAAACTCCGGTATAACATTAAATCCTGTTTTATCGTCCAATATAACATCAATTATACCCTGATACTTCTCACCTTTCTGGCCTATTAGGTACTTAAGCCCGAGCTGTTCCCACTCATCATTATTGAGGTTCCTACACATCTCCATCGTGTGTGTTTCCCACCATATTTTTAAAAGGTTATAACAGAACTGAGAATTTTTTACAAAGATAACTCCTGCGTTAATAGCTGTATAATTTCCCTCGGTGTCACATTGTATAATAAACTCCTTACCATTCTTAATAAAGCTTTCAAGTTTTATATCAGAATTTATGATATAGGTATCAGCATCAGTCCATACAAGCCAGTCAAAATCCCGCAAATGTTTAATTAGATATAGTATTTTACTCCAAGATGGATGACAATATTCATTTAAGGATTCGGTATAAGACAGAAAAGTATAGCCGTGCTTGTCGCAATACTTTTGTTTATTTGGGAAACTGAGAGCCCTATCGTTATTTGGTGGGCACTCAAAACTGATAACACCAATGTTCATTAAAAGCTGCCTTTAATAATAGTTATTCCTTTGGGGGTGGGCTCGCCTGTTTCGCTCCCGTTAATGAAAGGTCGCGGGTCTGAAAAACGGGGGACTTCTTTATTAAGTTTTAATTTTTTGCCTTGGGGTAACCACTCCCACTTAACGCTATGGCATCCGGCGCAGCCAATAAAAATTATAACCAACAAGAAACATAAAAAAACTCTTTTCGCTAAGCAGTCAGGTGTCATCTTTCGCCCCCGTTATATTCTACTGCATGCCCTTCTGAGACAAGCATTTGATTAAAGTTTTTCTTCTTATCCTCATCCCATAGCACCCCAAGTATTCGACCATATTTACCTTTCTTGTCTAGTTCCGTCTTTATGACAATTTTTGACGAGGTAAGGCTTATAAGCTCCTCTAAACGCGCTTTGGCGGCTAGACCCCTAACCTTCTCTTCTTTGTCTCTGGTACGGCTCTCAGGGGCGTTTATACCGTAAAGACGCACCCTTTCTTTGCGGAAAGTAGAAAAACCACAGTCAATTAATACATCAACCGTGTCACCGTCAACTATTCTGAGGACTTCAGCACTATACTCATACATTTAAGTATTGTGCCTCGAAAACTACAATAAATCTATTAATTCTTCAAGAGAAATGATAATATCGTTCACAATATAAGTCGCCTCTTCCCTCTCTTCTTCCCCCATGCGGCTAATATCTAAACCGGATAAATCCTCAATCATATCTTGAATTTGCTCTTTGCTAGACATATTAGATATCTCCATCAGCTTTGCGGTAAGAATCCTTAACTTTCCCGCCTCGCTTCATTTTTAAGAACATGTTAACGCGAGCCATGGCCCACCCTCCCCTAGTCATACCGGGCCTATGGGATTGGGAGAAAGCCCCCGCTCCTCTTCTATAGACCTTTTTCAGTTGACCAAGTGTGACTTTTTTCTTACTTTTAGAATTATGTTCTTTTACTTTATTTTTGAGAGAGTTAATAACTTTTTCTGAAAATGTGATTGCCGACCCACCCTTACCTGCGCTGCCGGGTTTGTTTTTAGAAGAGCCCTTTTTTCTTTCGCTGGGTTTGGCTGGTGTTTGAGCTCCTGACTTGCGCCCCGGCCTTGCAGCAACAGCATCCTCTAAATCCATAACCTCATCATATTCTTCGAGAGTCATGTCGTACTCAGCGTATACCTTCTTCTTCTTGGCTTTTTTCATTTGCTCAGGAGTTGGAGCGCCCTTATCCCCCTTCTTTCTCATTTTTTCTCCAGAGCCTTTTTTAATTCTTTCTCTTTTATTATGTATGTTTTTCCACAAGCTACCTTTAGACTCCAGTTTCTTCATTAAAGCTTCATGGCTTGGCCCCGGCATAAAAACTGTATCATCCCCATCGCCGTGAGTGTGAATATCGTCAAACCCCATTTCTTTGGCTTTTTTCATAGCCTCACCGGGGTTATTAAAGCTATACTTAGACATGTCGTGAGCCGCTTCAGCCTCTTCACATCCACAATCAGTATTACAGTCGCAGCCTTCTTCATTTTCCTCCTCCTCTGGGTCGTCTATTAAAGCAAGAGCTGGGTTAATTGTAAGGATCTCATCTAAATCAAAAATAGTTTCACCGTCCCAATCATACCCCGGATGTGAGCCTTTAGTCATCTGGGTAACGCTCTTCTTGCTCCACATTTTACAAGACCAATAGCGAGCTTTTGTTTTTGGGCCGGGGTTGTCGCAGTTATGACGAGCACGAAAATTCTTACGTCGGTTAGGGTCGTCGCGCTTGATCTCCATATTTGGGTCGCCAAAATTAACTTTTACAACGTTGCCCTTCTCATTTTTAACATAAACTGAAAACTTTTTAGGGCCGCCGGGGGTACGAAAAGGCTTGTTAAGAGTCTTATTCTCTTTTTCCGCTATAATTTGAGATGTGAAATCAACAATCATTTTCTAAAATTACACACTTTTCCACTCCAACGCTTCAGAAATGTTAGGGAAGTTCTCGCAAAAAATATCCCTGCATGCTAAAGCTATTTCTCTGTGCTCTTTCTGTGTGTCCTCTTGTGACCGTAAATCTATATAATGCACCCAAGATCTAATAGTTCCTCCCATATACATTGTTGTTTCAGTGGTAAGCGGTAGAATCATTCTTGCCGACTCTTTTGCCGCTCCTGCTGCCACCAACTCTTTGTATAATGAAATGCCTTTTGCGGTATGTTCTCTTACTCTGGAAAGTAAATAAGAATCCTGAAATCCATCAACACTACTCTGGCGATTTTTTTCAGCCTGCTTCCTTATTTCCACAGGTTCTAAAGTTTGAGCTTCAGAATATCTTTGGCTAAACTCTTGAAAGCTAAAACTGCGATGCCTTAAAATTTGCGCAGCGATAGCTCTGCTAGTTTTTATTTCGAGAGTCATGCTTACCATCTCGAAAGGAGACCAATGACGGTGTTTGATCAAATACTTCAACAGTTTTGGGGCTGTTGCGGTGTTGTTCTGATTAGATGGGTTGCTAACTCTAGCGCAGTAAGCAATCAAATCTTCACAACTCATACTGCTATCATGCGGTTGAGATAATGAAATAAGCTTAACGTTCATATAATTTTTTGTAGCACTCCTTACAGAGTAATAAAAGTTCTTTCTTTACCTGCACCCAAATAAGGTCTATTTCTTCAAACCCTTTTTTGCATTCGGAGCAGTCACACATACTTTGCAATTACACCGCTCTTTAAAAAATAAATTTTTAAATTTAAATTTCCAGTAGTTTTTTAGCAGTAAAACAAATAAATTCAAAATGGTACCCCGACTAGGATTCGAACCTAGAATCTACAGCTTAGAAGGCTGTTGCCTTATCCTTTCGGCCATCGGGGCGGAGATTCACACCCCTATTACTTATCTCGTATTTCTTTGAGAGTCTTATGGATTTCAAAGATGACCAACAACAGCTCTGTATAAATACGGCAAGCTATTGGCCCCAAAACCATCAAGCTAATTCCGGCTGTCGCCGCATCGGAAGCTCCCGAGAAAAGCGCAAAAATTCCCATAACGACAGTAACTACTGCCCCAATATAACAAAGAATCTTTAAGATTCCCGGAGTAATCATATACTCGAAGTTAATGAATGATTTCATAATATTTAACTAGAGATTTAGGTGTTTGAACTTACCTCACCTAAAAGTTATCTTTTTTTGACTCCACGAATAAAATTTATAAAAAAATCTACTCAGGCAATTGAAAAACTTATACTTAAACGTGGCTCGAATAGCGTCTTGCTCCTTTGAGGTTTGCAGAAATCTCTCTGCTTTTCTCTTTGCCTCTTCAGCGGTTTCCATCATCTCAAATTTAACTACCTCTTTTTTATCTAAAACCCCATCTTTAAATAAAAAACCAAACTCAGCCCACCATTCATTTCCATCTTGGTCAGTCATAGAGTTATAAAAATTAACTTTTCCGCTATGCGAAGTCCTTACCCACTTTTCCTCTTTAGAGCACTCGGCATCTTTAAAATACAATCTCTGTCTATAAATTTTATATTGCCCCAAAAAGTTTTCAAAAGATTTAGTCTGGTAATTATTACCACTAAGGAGTTTCTCTTGGTCTTTTGTCAGGAGTCCTTTTAAATAGGACTTAGGTACTTTTATTTCATCAAACATTCCCATAAAGCGTAATTAATTCCAAAGGTCAAAAAACCAAGGTTTCTCAACCACTTTTACGGGGTCGAGGTCGCTTTGTTTTACGACATAGTTAATTGGGCCACCCTCAATGTATTGCTTCTCTTGTTTCAAAGAATCAAACTTATTATTAGAGATTTGACCCAAAATGTCAACAATCATTTCGTTGGGAGATTTAAGTAATAGTTTAGAATTCAATCGAGCAAGCACGTAAAGGCTAGGGCTTCTTTCGATATATTCCCTTTTAGGTATTTTAAGCTCGGTCTGGCCAAAGGAGCCTGTATAGAACGTTGAAGTCTTTACCTCTGCTCCGTTTTTGAAGTCTACCCCGTCATCCCTAACGGAGTATATTTTTCGATCTACATCTTCTCCTATAAGTTTGCCGTAGGCGAACTCACCTATAACGCCAGCGATGTGAGGGATATGACGTTTTGTAACTGTTAAATCATAAATAGTAACATCGCTATCACCTTTGTATTTGCGAAATCTTCCATGCTTGCTGTGATTACGAAAAGAAATATCTTTAGCTTCGTGACGTTTTTTACCTAACGAAACTAAGTTTTTTAGAACCTGTTTGTCTAATTTGACAGAGTTCATTTCAAGGCTATTTTTCAGTTAAAGGTTTTGACGCCTTGACCTTCTTTACCTCGTATGAACTTTTATCTTGTTCATATAATCGAGTTAAATTGTAAAATTCCTCATACTCAGAAAAAGTTTTAAATATATAAGTTTGGGATACTTGATCGCCTAAATCAAATATAACATGCCAGTCATTTTCCTCGTCATTTTTCTCAGCTCTCTCCGCGGCTTTACGTAGAGCGGTGGCTTTGAATGTTTTTATAGCATGCTCGTAAGAGATGCCATCACGGCCCAGCTTACCATACTCTCCATGTTGGTAATGATCTTTTACTAGATCACCTTTTGGGCTTATTCCAAGAACAGTCCATTGCCCTTCTGTATATTCAGAGGCTTTATATGTATTGTTTCTGCCTCCAAATGTATGAGCAGGAATCCCCTGCCCGCCTACAATATTAACATACATCGTTTTTTTATCTTCTCTGGCTTTTTCAGCAGCTTTTCTTAGCGCCATAAAAAGATTTCTGTTGTAATAATTTAGAGATTGATAAAAAGCTTTATTTGCCCCTGTGACAGGTATAAATAAGGTTTTCTTTGTAATGATATCGTTGATGGGGTAATATTCTTTTCCTTTAGGCTCTTCCCAAATTTCTTCGCGAGTCAGTACCCTTTCATCAAGCTCAGGAATGTATTCGTTTGTAAAGGAAACGATTGATCTATCTTCCGCTGTCTGCGCGAAAGCAGCGACGGAAGCCACCATGAATAATATAAACGTTTTCATTTCTTTAACAGCCAACTACTGCTCTGTACTTTTTCGCCGAGTCCGTAAACAGTTTCAATACCCAACTCCTGACATAACTCATGCTCTGGGGTATTTGTGCCGCCTGTTCGGTCTCCACCGTTGCAAAACATTATTTCACTATATCTTTGTTTGTACATACCATGTACCCACTTCAAAGTTTTACATACCGTATCATCCACATCGATACTGCCAATAATCATGTTAACAGGTTTCAAGGCTTGGACAATAGTAGACCTTTCTCTGAAGTTCATAAAAGGTTTGCCCTTTTTTCTCTCAAGAAATTTGTCGCTATTGATAATGACATACAAAGAGTCTGCCATTGATTTAGCTTTCTCGAATAACTCAAGATGACCTATATGCACTGGGTCAAACCCGCCGCTAACTATTGCCAATTTCATTTTAGAACACGGTAGCTATCGCTATCTTCGTGGAAGGTGCTTATCTCTATGATCTTTGCTCCTTCTCCAGATTCTAGCCGGTGAGGGACGTTCTGAGACAGCTCAAAAGCATTCCCTTCCTCCATACAAACAGTGTGTTCCTCTGTGGTCTCAGTATCAATCAGCGTAAGCTCAAGAGAACCTTCCAGTATATAAAAAGTCTCATGTTTCTTGGAGTGGAAATGAAGAGACGTACCAGAGCCGGGATTAATTATTAAAATTTTACCACAGTAATCATGGTCTTTGTTGTTGGCTAACCAAAACTCCTTACCCCAAGGCTTTTCAACCTTTTTAACATTAACGGGTTTACTCATTTCTTCTTCTGAATTCTCTCTATAATCTCAAACATCTTCAAACGAGGAATATCTTTAACTGTTTCCCAATCTGAAGCGCCGTCAACCGACTCCTTAACCATCTTACCTTTGATAGCTTCAAAATCTATCTTCTTATCTTTCATAAGGTTGGTCAAAAATATTTCTGGAGAAGCAGAGTTTTTCTTGGGGTTTGGCTTTGCAATCCGAACAGATTTACATTCCTCTTTAGCTACGATGTTGATGCGTAAGAAATTACGAACAGCTCGACAAAACGCCCTATTCTCTGCAATCGCAGCTAAATACATCTGACTGAATCCTTCGGTATTGTTGAGGTTTGCATCAGCAATAGCTTCAAATACAATAGGGTCGTCACCTTCTGTTTCGTAATTAGGAACCCAAGTTATTCTACATGAAGCACATACGTATTCTGTTGATGCTTCGTGAATCTTATACTCTACTGAGGTATACCCGCGTATGGCAGCCAAATCTTTCAGCCCTCCAAGTAGAATGATCAGCTCTCTATCTTCTAACTTGGAGACATCTGTTTCATCGGTAAGTTCCCTGTTTGCTACAAGGAACTCAGTCTTGATCATTTTGCGCCAGTTTACCGTACCATCTTCACTAAATTCATATTTTATATTTTTATCTTCTAGAAGACCGTACTGGTTACGCTTGAAATCTACGGGAGGCTTATTTGTGTTTGCCATAAGAGAGATGACTTTATTAGAGACAGGGAGCTAAGTCAACTATTTTTTTTGCATTATTTGAAAATGATCAATATCTTCCCAAAACAAAGGGTCGTCGATAATCGGCTGAGGCTTTTGCTCAAAAGTTTCCATACCGTGAGTAAGGCGAAGCAGCGCGGCGGTGCTAGGGTAAAATTTACCATTATGAATGATATAATAATTAGATTTATAATATAAATTATCTTTATCTTTTAATTCCTCAAAATCCTTTTGGCTTCTTGGGGAGATGGCGTGAATTAATCCGTAATCCATGTAGTCAATTTTGATATCATTTATTTCGTTTTCTGTTCTCCTGCTTCTTAAAACAAAGTTAATGGACTTAGACTTCAGCTTTTTAATAAAACTTGGGTCGTGATCATCTGTTATGTAATATACAACTTCAAGTATTTTTTTGGAATATGTATCTATAATTGATTCACTAATTGCTTTACTGGTTATGATTGAACAGGGTGATACTTTCAACTGCTCGACTAAGTTCTCTTCATTGTGGTTCAAGTCCATTCTTAGAATGATGGAGCTGACACCCAGCTTGCTACAATCAACTATATGGGATAAATTAGATTCTATTCTTCTCCTGTTTAAAGAAGGCCCAATTTTTAATATGTTATATTGCCATGCAGGGTCATTTTCATCATAAATATTTAGTTTTTTAAGAACTGCTTTTGCTACCTCGTCAGGTTTTATGCTATTAATAGATTTGGGGTTTTCTGAAGGGTTAAAAGAAGGCTTATTGTGCTGCCCCTTTCCTTGCAGCAGGGTGATATCATTCTCTTCAGACCAGTAAGGTTTAAATTGACCTATATAACAATTGTAAGGAAAAAGCGTGACTAATTTCTTGCCGTATGAGGAAGCTACATGAGACGACTCGTTATTTGTACTTAGGTGCAACAGTGACCTTTTTATAATATAGCTTTGCTGATTAAAGTCGCACTGGCCAGTAGCTTGGTAGCAGCCGTGTATAGGCTGGCAGTTTTTAGAACCTAGCTGAAGGATTGTAATCCCATGTTTTTGTAATCGAGGCGTTAAATATTCTGTTACCAAATTCCAGTGGTCATACTGCATTGCCCCAGTTTGAAGACATGAGGAGTCTAGGGTAATAAATTTATCTACAGCTAAAGGGAAATACTTCTCGTATACGTTTGGTCGATCTATTTTAAGATCATTCTGTAAAGCATAAGACTCTAAAATGTGCATAGCTCTTTTTTGTTTATAATGTCTTTATCGTTGTGGATATAGTTGCTGACTCTTTGTGTGGTTAAGTGGGGAGTGAAAGCTATTTCAAAAAGGCCATTCTCTCCACCGATACCCTCTAGGTATAAAGTGTTGTCAAACTGAGCGTTGTATGGAATAGTTGCGTGAACATGCTCGTTCCCTAACAGTATAGAAATATTTTCAGGCTTAGTTGACACGTATAAATTATATTCAGGGTACTTGGTTTTAATAGACTTAAACAAAGCTGTAGATAAAAACACATCTACCTGAGATTCGGGCATAACATACAAAATTCTTTTGCCAGCGTCATCTTCATCTAGGTAATCCTCTATCTTAACTGGGAAATATTTTGCGTTATGCTCTTTCGCTACCTTTCTGAAATATTCTTCTACCTGAGACCTAGGGACTTTATTCCCAAGGGAGTTCATCCAAGTCTTATAACCTTCATCATTTACGTGATTATCTGTATTAAGAATGAGTTTGTATAGGGAGAGAACCCATTCAGAATCACTCTCGACGTGAGGAATGATGGCGTCTGGAAAATTTCGCTTTTGCTTTTCAGGATCCTCGTCTTTGAAGTCGTAATTTTTAGAAGGAGTGTTGTCTATGAACTCTTCAAATTTTTTACCTACTGACTCAACTGAGAAGTTTTCTATAGCCCACTTTCTAGAAGCTTCGCCTTGAGCTTCAGCTTCTTCTTTGGGCATATTGTATACTGTATCTATGCTAGATGCGATTGATATAGGGCATGTAGAAGCTTTTCTGAATTCTGTCTGATGCTCTCTATACTCAGTCCAGTTTAAAGGTATAGAGCCAGATCCTTCTTCGCAGCTTTCTTCTCCGCAACTATAATCTGTAACTAGGGTTATCAACTCTGTTAGCTTTGCTTCTTGGATAGGAATTTCTTGGCCACCGCTAGTGAACGGATGGCAGTATACGTCCATTAGGTTGTATACTTCATTGAGCTGTTCTTCTGTAATGCCGAAGCCTACGCTAGTAGTAACTTGCGATTTTTCAGGGTGGCAAGCAGGGCATTGTTGATCCTCCCCGCTGTAAGGTTTAATTTGATAACCGGAGCATTTTTTGCAAACGTAAGTGGTTAAAATCTCTTCACGGGGAATACCGTATTCTTTAGCGAGAGAGTGGATATTCCAACCTTCCTTCCAGTACGTATGCAGTAAAAGATATGTTTTGCGAGATGGATTATTTTCTTTTTTCCATCTTGCGTACCCCTCTAACAGATTGGGGACAGATTTTCTTAACTGATTCCTGAAAACAAAACCAATTATAAAAGCATCTTCTTCTATGTTGTGATTTTTTCTGAGTAGTTTTCTTGAATCGTCATCAAATCTATAAAAGCTGGAGGCATCAATGCATCCGTGCATTGTTTTAACATGTTTATGACCTAGTTCGTGAAGAGCCTTCGTAGCAAAAGAGCTCCAAATCCAATAATTTTCTATTTTTGAAGCATTTTGTATCGCTGACGGAAGGATAGGTAGGGAGTCTAGGGTCGTCCAAATAACTGAATTTATTTTATTAAACCAAGGTTTATCAATTGCAAATTCTGTACCCCAAATATCCTGAACCCCAAAATAAAAATCCGGCTTTTCCTCTTTGATGACTTTATCAATAAGATAGCCGCCATAGCTTGCTAGGCGAGCTTGTCCAGCATCCTGTCCAACTCTTTGCCTCTCTGCGGGATCGTCAGGGAGAGTGCCAATCGACTTCCACGGAGTAGCTTTGAGTGCAGCGTTTGAGTAGTCAGTCCCACAGCAATACTGTACTATTTCATATTTTTTTGTTTTATATAGATAAGACAAGAGGGCCTTAGCATTTCTGCCAAAGCCCGTCTTAGCTAAACTAGAATCAGTTTGAAATAAAAGCTTCTTCATTACCACGGAATATCACCAACGTTGCCACCTTGGTTATTATTCGTGGAAGGAGCCGTATTTTCTACTTTTTCCTCATTTGGCTTAGTATTTTGACCATTTCCGCCGTAATTGCTTTCGTCGATAACGGTATCAAAATAATTTCTCATAGCTGCCAAAGCATACTCTTTCAACATCCTGCCTTCTTCAAAGGTGAACCCAATGATAAAAGATTTCTTTACGTTAGCTTGAGAATCATTCTGGTTCAAGGAAAAGCTATAACCTACTTGTTTGCCGTCTCGTAAATATGGGCAAAACTTAAAGGTGGTGTTTCTTTCCTTGTTTCCGTGAAAGTTGCCAAACTCGCTATTTTGCTCAATGGCTCGGACAACTCCAGCTACCTCAGTTATATTAAACTTTGAGTTAGCCTTCTTGTCTGGGCCAGAGCTCTTGAACGTTCCAGTTTTGGTTTGGTCGTTCCAAGTAGCTTGTTTAACGAAATTCACCCAGACAGCTTTGTCTTTTTTGCTGTAGGAGAACGAACAGGCGGAGCCGCTATTTTTTGGATTAGGTTTATAGAACTGTAACATGTCAGTTGATTAGAGTATTTGATTCAGGGTTTCGTGTCAAGACTTTATCTCGCTTAATTTCATATAAATTTTTTGATCCTGTACTTTGGCTAAATTACCAAAAACAGTATTACCTTCTTTTACTACGCCTTTTATAATTACAATATTACCCTTTTTGGGTAGCACTCCATCGTTGGCGCGTTTACATTCCTCAATGTTGTCTTTTTTCTTGTTAGAAAAAATCATAACGGTGCAATCGGCAGATTCATCTTTCATGGTTATCTTAAAGTAAGGAGTTCCCTTCTTACTTTTAGTTAGCCAAGTATCTTCAACAGTACCGATAAAGGAAACTGAGCCCTCCCCTGCTTGTAAAGCATCTTCAATAGAAACTAAATGATTGTACTCGGGGCTTACGTCCTTTAATCTTTTACCGTAAGTATATCCTAGTAATATGTTTTCATAGTACCAGTTTGCAAAATCTTCATTAGCGCTATTTTTATTGTAGATTTCTTTATACGGCGCAAAATGTTTTCGGATAGTGTTCATCCGTGACTCTTTAATCAAAGGTTTTCCTTTGATATCTTTGAGCTCTTTAAACATCATTTGAACTATCTTAGACAAATCGTAATTGTATTCAGCCGCAATATCAAAAACTAGACCACGCTCTCTTGCTGTTAGTAAATTCCAAAGTTGTGCTTCGGCTACTATTTTACTTCTAGATTGCTTTATATCTCCGTCCAAAGCCCCCGCTTGAATAAGGGATGATAATATACCTACTCCAATCCCTGCTTGGTTGGCTCCTTGGAACACTTCAAACTTGTTCGAGTATTGGTCTTTAAAAGACTCTAGCTTTTCTATAGACTTTTCAGCAATACCCTTAATTGAAGTTAAGCCAAATCTAATATTTTCTCCCTCGACAGAAAAATCCATTTCAGACTTCAATAAGTTTGGCCCGAGCAATTTAATTCCCATTAACTTTAGCTCGCGGGATATGCTGGCTATTTCCTCTAAAGGTTTAGGTTCATACTTTGTCATTTTAAGTAACGACAAGTAAAATTCACGAGGATATTTAAATTTTAAGTAAGCAGTAGCGGCAGCTAAAGCTGCATAAGAAACCGAATGCGATTTATTGTAAGAGTAATTAGCAGAGTCCTCTAATACTTTCCAAAGTACGTCTCCAATTTCCTTTGCTAGATTATTCTCCTTGACTTTATCTCTAATCTTCTTTTTCCATTTTTTAACTTCTGAGACTTTTTTCTTACCGACAATACGGCGTAAAATTTCAGCCTCGTCGAGAGTGAAGCCGATTTTATTTGCCATCTTCATCATCTGTTCTTGGTAAAGAACGATGCCGCCAGTTTCCTCTAAGATCTCATCAAAGAACTCATGGACAGGTTCATAGATTTTTTCGTTAACGTATTCAGCATAACGATCAATGTAGTCCATTGCTCCCGGCCTAGCTAGTGCTAGAACAGCACTTAAATGTTCAAAGTTGGTAGGTTTAACTTTGGTGCAAGTTTGAGCAGCCAAATCACCTTCAATTTGAAACAGTCCGCTTGAGAGGCCTTCCTCCATCCCTCTATTTAATAACTCATAAATTTCTGGATTATCTAAATCAATAGTCTCGGGATAAAGCTCTTCGCCTCTTATCTCTCTAATCGTTTTGCAACATTCGTGAACCACGGAAGAAGTTCTTAAACCTAAAACATCTAATTTAACATTAAATTTGTTAACCCAGTCAGCCTCAAAAGAGGAGACAGGCTCTTTTGATGAGTCAAGCTCGCAGGGACAGCTATCTATAGTTTTATGATAAGATAGCATGACCGCTGAAGCATGAACCCCTTTATTTTTAATCAGTCCTTTTATCTTTTGAGCAATCTTAAAAACTTTAGGATTATTATCACACCATTCGTCAAACTCAGGAACCTCTTCTCTTGCATCGGCTATGTCCATAACCTGACCAAAAATTTTAGGTATCATTCCTGACACTTGATTCATTTCAACTTCATTTTTCTCCGCGACAACTTTACCGCACTCCTTCATTACAAGTTTACCGGAAAGCGTGTTGAGCGTTAAAATTTTAGAACTATAACCTTCAAATTCTTGTTTGAGGTACTGCAATATCTCTTGACGCCTGTAATAACATACATCTATATCAACGTCACACATCAAGTCTCCATCAAGATAAGTCACCCCATCTACAACACTTTTTTTAGCGCGAGCTTTAGAAACAAATCTTTCAAAAAACAAACCATACTTGATTGGGTCAATAGAGGTAACGTGAAGAAGATATAAAACCAAACTCCCCGCAGCGGAACCTCTTCCTAAACCTAGGGGTATATCCCCGTCCCTGCAGAATCTTATAACCTTCCAGACAAGAAGCATATAATCAACGAACCCTAACTCTTCGATCAAGTTAAGCTCTTTGATCATTCGGTCATTGTACTCTTTGGAGTTCGTTTTCTCCCCGAGTTTGAGTTCTTTGAACCTCTTGCGGCAAATCTGCTTCAAGAATTCTAAATTAGAAGCCGATTCATCGACCCCATATTCTTCTAGATATTTTTTTTCAGGAGTAAACGTTGGTAATCTTACTCCATGTAGGGGAACGTTTAGAGACTTAAACCTACTGGAAAATTTATTTTTTCCTTCGCCTCTTCTTTTTTTTGCCGTCTGAACTATCTCCGTCATCTTCTTTTATTAACTTTGAAAGCTGTTCCAAGGCAGTAAGCATAGAGGCCTTTGACTCTGGTTTTGTTTTATAAAATACATCTACTTTATCTAATTCTTTACCTTCTCGTAGAGCGACGACAACATACTCAATATTATCTTCTTCAAATCTATCTGTAAGGTCATATACAAAATCTAAACTGGCCATAACCATATTATAGCCGCTTTTTAATTATTTAAAAATCTATCTGGAGTTTAATTTTATCCCAGACTTTACTGTTAAGTTCTAAATCAACTAAAGCGTCATGAAGTTTTTCATAATCATGATCTATTGAATAAGACTTGCCTAGAGCTCCCAAGCTGGTTTTTAGGCCCTTTTTTCTTACATTAAGCATCTTCATTTGAAATTCAAATAAAGAGCTACCACTGTTTGCGAAGCTATAGTCTATTGCTATTGATCTAGCAAAAGCTAAAGTATCAATTACTTTAAATGGTAAATGTTTATATTCTTTACTGTGAGCTCTGTACCAGTCTCTTAAAAGGTATATATCAAACCCTAAAACATTATGCCCTACGATGTAATCACACTCTTCGCACAAGTTGTATATTTTTTTAAAAGCTTCCTCTTGCGGTATGCACCTACTTTTAAATTTAGTTTCGGAATAGCCAGTAATCCTTCTGGCTCCTTCTCCTATTTTTAAATCTGTATCCCATTTAATATACAAGTCGTGCCTGCACAACTCATCCGTGATTAACTTCCCATTTCCATTGTTCCTCGTTTCTAGATATAACGTGGCAACTTGCCAAGGTAAATTAAACTCGTTGTTTAAATTTAAATTAAACGTTTCAAAATCCAAAAACAAAAACTTTTTCTCTTGAAATCTAATTAAATGGCTATCCATTCACTACCTCCTTGTAGCTTTCAAAACAAAATTCATTAGAGCACATACCATCAAAGTTTGGCTTTTCCAAACTGGTTCTTTTACTGATGCATCGGTGTGTTAAATAAGCTCCGAAGTCTGTCTTATTTTTATAAAATATACTTTTTGTTTTGATTATGTCATATTTACCATCACAAAACTTATGCACTGAAGCTTCCAAATCTTGATCGACTAACACGTCGTTATCCTCAACAAAGAAAATTGGATCACAAAAAGAAAAATTCGGAACACAGCTTGAGTCTGTATATTTATTAACATACAGAAAAGAATCATAAAAAGGTATCGCCAACATCAGGTCTTCCGTATAAAACTCTTTAAATTTAGCGTTATCTGTACGCGGTTCATAATAGAAGCCATCCTGAGATGCGTGAGTATATATTTTTATTAACTGTTTATACCCAGCGTTGTTCTTGGCAAATATAATATTTTTGTAAGAATTTTTCCTTCCCTCTTCTGATTTATTTGCGTGGTCTGGGCAAAAAGTAATGCGCAGTCCAAAAACTAGTTTAACTCCAAGTTCTTCTGCATTTGTGTAGGCCTGAAGAAAACCTGTCATATTATCCTCGACTAGAAAAACATCCTCTAAGTTTTCCTGCTTGACTATATCGAAAACTGAATCACTGGTTTCAGGGTCAGCCTCATCCTTTGGTTTCTCTAAGGTCAGTATTGACCTCCCGAGACTACAATGACTTTTAAACAGCGGGACAATTTCCTCCATAAGACAAAAGCTTAATGGAATCAGGTAAACATGTCAAGGATATTCTCTGAGGCGCTTTGCGGCTCGTGACGAGGGCATCCGGGGTAATTCTTTTTTTTAATTTTTTGCCCATCTAAAACTTTGCCTACCAAGTCTTTACGCTTAAAAGAGCTTTTAATTTCTTTACCTTCTTTGTCTACAATAGCAAAGTAATCATACGCATCTAAGTAAGGGCATCTCCATTTTCCAATCTTACATAGCCAAGAATTTTTCTTGGTGTCTGCCGCATAGTTAGTTTTGGCGGTTTCTTCTGTAAAATTATTTATAATAAAAAAAGTATGAGCTAGATAATACTCTAGTCCTCGAAGCTGCTCTTTATTAAACTGTAGCTGCTGCAATGGGCTGCGGGGGTGTCTCAGAAATTGAAATTCTACAGTAGGGGTATAACCTTCCCACTCTTTTTGAGCAGCCAGAGTATAAACCATCGCTTGAACATTTGAGTGCAGTTCTTCCCCACGAAATTTATACTTACTACTTTTATAATCTACAATTTTAATCTTTTTACCTTTTTTGTAGACTATAGGTTTGTCAATAAAGCCCCTTATTTTGTATTCGGGATCTTTACTTTCCAGAAGAAACTCATGCTCAGGCTTGTCAACTTTACCTCCTTTCCCAAAAAAATCGCAGTTCAGGCCTACAACTATCATGTCATCAACCAATTCGGTGTTCTCCTCATTGGTCATGGGTAGGTCAAAGCTTTTTTCCATTTGCGTGAGGTGCTTCATTACCATACGCAAAACAGCAGGGCTACCGTGAATACTGCTAGCCTTTAAAATTTTAGTAAAATGTTTTTTATGTTTGGGTTTGACAAGCATTTCAAACACTAGATGGCACACAGTACCCCGTAAGGCGCCCTCATTTTGCTTCTGTGGTACTTTTAGGTGATAGTTGCACCAATATGACCAAGAACAAGTCTCGAGGGTCTTAATTCTAGATGCTGAAAGTATTCTTTCTTTTACATCTTTATTCTTTTGTGCCATGTTAATATTTCTTCTTTTGACATACAACCAAAATCGTTTTTAGTTGGAAGTTCAATTTGTAACTGGTTATTGTCAAAATGATTAGAGAGGCTTACGTAAATGCTTTTCGCAGCATTGTTCCCCGCTTCGCTTTCATCATTATTGAGGGAAATATAAATTTTATCCAGATTTAACATCATCAAGATTTGTTTAATTTTTGATGACGCGGATAAACCGAATAAAACTAAAGTATTTTTAATCCCAGCTTCCCATAAGCTTAGCATATCGCCAATGCTTTCGACTAGGAATACGTGTTTGGTTTTTAATATTTCATCTTTATTGTATTTAAAAGGATAGACCCAGTACCTCTTTTCCCCTAAAAGTTTCCATTTTATCGGGCTTTTATTAGTGATATCTCTCCCTGCGCAACCTACCAATCGATCATAACCATCAAAAATAGGAAAAACATATCTACTGTTTAATTTTCCCTCTTTCATCACTCCGCTTTCTAACATCTTCAGTGTGGTGGAGCTAACACCTCTACTCTCCCAGTATTCGTACTCGGGAAACATTTTACTCAAATTATCTAACTTGTAAAAGGCTTGGCTTTTTAGTTTTTCTTTTGGTCGAGCTACGGTATGCGTTACGCCCTTGCTTTTGATGAAATCTTTTGCCTCTGAGATATCTTTGAGGTCTAAGGTGAGCTTTACTAGATCTTCTAGCTTTCCGTATTTGTTTTCTTTGAAGTCAAACCAAACACCAGTTTCTTTTTGAATACATAATACATTTGGGTTATCAGAATCTCTGTATAGGGGTTTAGTTCTATACTCCTTACCGCAGTCACGAAGAGTATAACCTATCTCTGTTAAGATATCTTTAATACCATCGCTCATATTAGTAATCCGTCGTCATCATTGTTTCCAGACTGTATATCAAAATTCTGAGACTCAAATCTGATGATGTCTTGAAGTGACCCTTGCTCTGACACTTTAAAGTTCTCTACGGTGAAGTTAAGGAAGTTGTTCATCAATCTTTCACTTTCAACCTCTCTGCCATTTATAGTTTCTACAGTTTGCCGACGAATTAAATCTTGGTGACCTGCTGCGTCCTTACCTTGGAATCGAGTTTTAAGTGGTACAAGTTTATGAGTACCAAAACGTTCTCCATCTAACGCTATTTCGTCTACCGTCTTTCGCCGAAAGATGGCTACGAATGTAGCAAACCACTGAAGTCTATCGGATAACGATATTACTGAACTATCGTCAACAAGAGTATTAGAATTTCTGTTATGGCTTTCTCCCGACCTATTCATCTGCATAGCAGTAATAAGTGGAGCTTTTATTTCTTCAGCTATCCTTTTAAGTTTATCAATCTTCTCGCCGATAGCTTGGTGCTCTGCCCAGTTTTGACTTACCTTTTCACCTGTAAGTTTTACATAGTCGTAAGCTATAATGCATTTATTACCTCGGCCAACATGCTTCATATGCCACCTCCTAATTAAAGCGCATATCTCGTCAACGTTTTTATTTTTTACATGGTAGTGGAAGTAATTATGGGTCTTAAGGTTATTAAAATAGTTTCTAACCTTATTTAACATTTCTTTGTTATTTCTGAACTTACCAGTTTCCAAATACCACAGAGGGACTCCAGTATTTGCTGCTGCCATACGAAACTGAATCTCTTCAGTTGTCATCTCTGTATCCAGTACTAGTACTGGCACGTTTGCTTTGATTGCGGTGCCAAGGCAGATGTCGTTTATGAAAGTAGTTTTACCCTGCGCTGGTCTAGAAACAATTGCATATACGTTACCGTCTCTTAGGCCGCCAAACAATCGATTAAACTCATTGTAAGGCGTAGCGAGTCCTGTGTCCTCGACTGGGTTGTTGCCCCTCTCTTCAATGAGGTATTCTAAATCATCAAAAACATTTTTAGGGTCATCCTCAAAGGAGTAGCTAGTTACCTTGTCCCCGTATATAGAGTCTGACTTAGATATAATATCCTCTAATGTTTCGCATGAAGAATTCTTAACATGATCTTTTATTCTGTCAGCAGTCTCGCTTAACTCTCTTCTGATTCTAAACTTAACCAATTCCTTGCAAGCTTCTATAACAGCGCCTTTAGTAATTGGGGTGTGGAAAAGAGTATTTATATAATCGTATATCTCGATATCATCTTTTGAGGAAATACCTAAATTAGATATCTTTGTAGCAATTAGCACCTTATCGATCTTATCATCGCTAAGGATAGAATCTCTTAATACGCAATATATAGTCTGATGAACATCGTTGTAGAAATCACCTATACTAACAAAAGAATCAATCTCCGAAAGGACAGTTGGGTGTTTTAGCAGCCCGCCGAGCACATGATGCTCGACTTGATTAGAATATATGGGCATATACTATTTATATACTCGGTCCACTTTGAAGAAATAATCGAACAGGTTTTCAGGTGCCTGCAGACCTCCGATAGCAGTATAAACGGCTACGCCTTTCTTGGCGCCAGCATAAATACCGCGGTGAACTGTTGAGCCTGAACCCATCATCCGACTCAATTGTTCAAACCCATGTTCTAAGCTAGACTGAGGGATATTGTCAAGAGAATCTTTGTCTCCGATAATGATACAAGCAGCAACGTTTCCGGTTGATGCGTCAACGCCTGCTAAAATATTCTTACGCAAATTATCTCTCACGGCGTAAGAAATGCCAGTTTCGGATGTATCCTTAACAGGAGTTGCTCCAAACATAATAATTCCCGATGAGAAAATAGTATCCAAATCAGCTTTGTCAAAAGTAGTATAAGCAGATTCTTTAGCGGAAATCTTATTGAACAAATGAAATACAGAACAGATACTGCTATTTGCAGTAGTCCAAAATTGATTTACGCTCAGCTTGGGATAAAGCTGCTTAATTTTTTCATTGTCCAGTATAACCAACGGGGAGATAACGCCAGCTTTTTGCAAGTCTAAGACTTTAAGTGTCGTTTTCTTAGCGTTGTCTTGGACTTTGATACCTTCGCCTTTAGTTGGTAACGCAAGAATGCATCCAACCTTTGCGTCAGTATCCTTAGTCTCTTTTCCGAGAGACTGATTTAGATCATGGCAAATTTCCAAAACCCTAGCGACCCCTCCCGCTCCGGTGCCTCCACCTGCGCCAGCACACACCAGAACCCTTTCGTATCCAGCGCCGAAAGTCTTTTTAAGAAAATCTAATATGTCTTCATATCTAGTTCTAAATACCTCATCAGCGGCGTCAGGATTTTTACCAGCTCCTCCATCACCAATTAGCAATTTATTTGATTCAGGAATTTTGATCAAAGAAAGATCCTGTTGAGCGGTGTTAATAACACCAACACGACGATAACCCAAGTTCCAAAAAGACTCAGCCAGCCTAGAACCTCCTTGCCCGACACCCACAACCGCAAAGTTAAAAGCAGCATCGTCAAAAGTATCTTTGATCGCGTCTTCTATCGGTTCGTCGTCGGGTAGTGGAATATCTGGTAAATCAATGCCCAAGTCTTCTACAGGTTCCGTAGCTGGAGCCTCCTCAGTATTTGGCTTGGGTTCTTCTGGTGTTGCGGGAGCAGCTTCTGGTGCCTCGCCAGCAGTTAAAGTAACAGGAGGAACTTCGTCCTGTGGGTAGTATTGGTTTATATCGGTATCACTCATCGTCTTCGTATCCTTCTTCTTCTGGATCGTCAAAAGCACTATTTAAATTTTTAATGAAAGTATCTGAATTCATCGATTCCATGGCTTCAGACCAATGGTTAATTAAGTATTGTAGAGACATAGCGTTCTTTTCACTCTCTACTTTTGAGTATACTTGGGGATTACCATCCTCATCGAAATTAAATAACATGAATCCTCCGCAAGACCACTCACTAATTTGATCTAGGAGCGAGTCCGGAATTCTTGTCGTTTGGCTTTTACTCATCTGCATAAATATTACACTATTTTAGATATCTATTTCAAACTTATCGCTAATATACTTTTTCGATAAAGACTTTAAATCTTCCTCAAAAATCTCTAAAACTTTAAAATTATTGTTTTCTAACCATATTCTTTTATCGTGGTCGCGAGTTATTGACCTTAAGTAATTGGCTCTAGAGTTATTGTGGAAAAACTTGTTAAAGGAGTCGTGCTGTGCCCCTTGGGTTTCAACAGCTATTCTTTTAGTCATGTTTACTAGATCAACTTTCATCCTAGTTCCGTAAACTGGAAACTCTTCATAGCAGATTTGGCCATACCAAAACGTTTTGAAAAATTGTTTAACGTTGTATTGTAGTTTTGATCTACAAGCGGCATCCCAGTCAATTTTATATCTAGTGACACTTTTATTTACAAGTCTCCCTCTTATGTCGTAAAGCTTCACGATGCAATGGTGAGAGCATTCCTGAATTTGCTAAACAGGTAATTGCATATTTCGGTGTTCTCTTCTAGATATTTTCTGAAATTATCTGCACCTTGATGTTTTGAGGCGATCTCGAGTCCAGTTTCTTTTTTAACGTCCTCTACAATTTGATCGTCAACGATTATCCATGCGCCTTTAACATCTACCATGTCCCACTCCATCATAAACTGAAGCACTTCATACTCCACCCAGACACTTTTACCGTTTACTCTGCCATATTTAATTGGGTAGCGGACAACAGTTCCTGTCTTTTCGTTTGCACTCTTACGAAATACAATCTTGCAATAATGACCTTCAGGCTTGTCAGCTTTAGCGGGAATTGAATCGCCTCCAAATCGCTGCTGAAATTCCAGAATCCAATCAGAGTAGTGAAGAAGGGCATTGCCGCCAGAGGCATTTGTTAGCTTGGGGTCAGTTTTTTCATACTGGTTCACGCTCACCTTACTTCTAACCTGAGAGATCATGAAACAAATGTGACCTTTTGTGGAAAGTCCTAAAGCCATTTTCTTTAGAAATGTGGAGCTTAATACTGAACCTCCAGCCACCTTATCTGGGTCGTCAAAACCCTTCTCTAGATCTTTTTTGGGAACCATTGCGTCCATAGAGTCAATGATAAAGAAATACCTACAGTCAGTAGGGTTGTTCATGATCATCTCCCTCATTAACTGTAAAACGCTTTCAAAAATATTACTTTTATAGACAAACCATTTTTCCTTGGAGGTGTCTACGCCTGATCTCTCTATCATTTCGGGAGATAATCTACCCTCCGATTTGATGTAGATAACCATTCCGTTCTTAACGGTATCTTGAAAATTTCTAGCAAAAGACAGGGCACAAGATGTCTTGCCGCCTTCTGATACACCAGATGCCCTAATAACTCCGGGCCTGATTCCTCCTGACATTTCGTTATCGAGAAGCAAGCTGCCGCTTGAAACCACGTAATTTGGCTCTTCTTCAAAATTAAAATGCTCATCTTTGTGAGCATTAAGATAGCTTTCTATCTGATCTACTGGGTTAAACCCTTCAACCGTTTTCTTTTTCGCTGCCATACTTTAAAAAATCCTCTATTGTTCTAGTAGTTTTTGAAATAATTTTGTCCTCTCCGAACTTGGAGTCCGACGTATTATGGGTCTCGCTAGGCTTAATATCCATAGAAAATTTAGCAAACTCTATTTTAAGGTAGGCCCATCCCTGTGGAGAAATGTACCAAGCCAAGCTTTCGGCGCTAAATTTCAAAGGCAACGCCCTCCAAAAAGCCTCAAGCGGGTATTTTTCTATTAATTTTTTTGTGAACCCCATTTCACGGGAAACGATACCTTTGTTCTTCCAAATAGCTTTTGGATTATCCAGAAGCTTATTGATAATGAACTGATTTAAGGTAGGTTTGCGCTTCCGTTTAGCGGCCATAAATGAATGATGGGCGAAACAGGGAAGTAAGTCAAGACGTTTTACTTGTTGAAATAACCATAGGGAGTTCCTTCTACCAAAGGCTTATCCCAAGGGTTTAACGCAATACTGGTACGTGGCAACTTTTCGTTCTCGCAAATAATTGGGGAGACAACGTGTGGATAACGAGGATCAAAAACGACTAATCTATTGTACCTGAAATCAATTTTAACCCACTCTGGCCCATCGACATTTAAAATATTATGCTTAGTTTTAGGTCTTTCAAACTCGTCCAAAGCGCTCATACCTAACGTATTTATATACAGATCACCTCCACTAATAGTTTCACTGGGTCCTAAAAAAAATACAGAAGAAAATATAGGGCTGATAATTTCATTATTTAAATCGTAATGACCTTCGTCTTTGTCTACGTGATAAGCCCCATGGCTATGGTTGTACCACATTTCAAAATAAAGAGTTTTTTTCTTTGTGTCAAAATGAGAAGCGTGCTTATCCCATATGTGCTTGAACACTGAAGAGTGGTTAAAATACTCTTCCCCTTCATTAAAATTTAAAATTTTATCTTTTTCGCAAAAATAATTTAAGTCAGGTTCAGTTAGCAGATAGTCGTAAAAACTGTCTATCTTGCTAGTGTCATTAAAGACGTTGTCAAAAATGCAAATGTAATCATCCATTTTTTTTCAACCGAATGTCATTGTTTACCATTCTAGTTACTAAACCATTAAAGTCCCATTCAGGTTTCCATCCTAGCTCTTCTCTTATTGGGGTAGAATCGCCATAAAGAATATCTACCTCACAGGGGCGATAAAATTTCTCAGATATTACTACTAATGGAGTCTTGTCAAGGGAGCATGTATATTTTTCGTTTATCCCTTCTCCGCTCCATGTGCCTTCAATACCAGCAGCTTCAAAAGCTACTTCAACAAACTCTTTTATTGTATGAGTTTCGTTGCTGGATAGAATATATTCTTTTGGCTCATCTTGATTAAGCATAAGCCAAACTCCATGGATGAAATCTTCAGAATCAGACCAATCTCGCTTGGAATTTATATTGCCTAGCGAGATCGGGTCAAATTCCTTCCCTTGGTCCATTGCACATAATATACGAGCAACTCCCTTGGTAATTTTACGGGTAACGAACTCTTCGCCTCTTCGGATACCCTCGTGATTATACAAGATGCCATGAATGGCGAAGATTCCATAGGACTCTCTATAAACTTTAACTAAATATCTAGCCGCTACTTTGGATACTCCATATGGGCTTCTGGGTTTAGGTGGGTGAGCTTTATCTTGTGGGCTGTAATCTACGTCTCCCATCTCTTCTGAACTTCCGGCACTGTAATATCTACATTTAGGTTGATATCTCCTAATAGCCTCTAAGCACCTAATGGTGCCAACAGTATTAGTGTCCATTACGTGCTCAGGCATATCCCAGCTACATCCAACAAAAGAGTTGGCGGCGAAATTTATAAAATAGTCTGGTTGAATCTCTTGTACTAATTTAGCGATTGAAAAGCTGTCCGTTAGGTCTCCGTAAACTAACTGAAACCTTTCGTCATCAATAAAATCAGTACAGTTTTCTAAATTTATGTTAGACGACCTTCTTGCCATACCAAAAATTAAGTGATCGGTATTTTTTAGCAAGTAATCAACCATGTTGGAACCGTCTTGCCCAGTGATTCCTGTTACTAATACTCTCTTAGACATTATCCTTGTACCAATTATAGGTTAAATCGAGACCTTCTTCTAAAGAGTATTTGTGACTCCAGCCTAATTTGTTTATACGAGAGTTGTCTCCAACACGCCTTAGTACTCCGTCTGGCTTTCTATCGTCAAACAATATATCGCCCTCGTAACCGACAACTTGAGCTATCTTTTGAGCCAAGCCTTCTATTGACCACTCTTCCCCTGTTCCCACGTTTAAATGTGTGGCTCCGTTTTCGTAGACATCGGCTGCTGTAATATTTTCAATAGCAAAAGCGCAAGCATCAGCCAAGTCGTCAACATATTGAAACTCTCTTTTAGCTTTACCCGTGCCCCACACCTTAACAGAAGGCACACCGTCTCGTTTAGCTTCATGAAAACGTCGTAAAAGGGCTGGTAAAACATGAGAATTCTCGGGGTGAAAATTATCATTAGGCCCGTATTGATTCGTTGGCATCAAAGAAAAGAAATCACAATCATGCTGGCGGTAATAACTTTGACACATCTTAATTCCAGCTATCTTTGCTACGGCATAGGGTTCGTTAGTAGGCTCAAGGGGTGAAGTCAGTAAGTATTCTTCCTTGATTGGTTGCTCAGCAAACTTTGGGTAAATACATATACTACCTAAAAAAATTAACTTCTTAACTTTGTTTTCAAAGCAGCTGTGAATTATATTATTTTGAATCTGTAAATTTTGATAAATGAAATCTGCTGGATAGATATTGTTAGCGTGAATACCTCCAACTTTGGCTGCGGCATCTATGACAACGTCTGGCTTATTCGCTTCGAAGAAGTACCCTACTGCCCTTTGGTCGAGTAGGTCTAAGCTATGCCTATTAGCATAAATTACTTCAACGTCTTCTCCCGCTAACCTTCTCTTGATGGCTGAACCAACAAGACCATTATGCCCTGCTATGAATATTTTCATTTTTTAAGTATTTCTGTTAAATGTCTTTCCAGCCACGTTACAACATCTCCGGTAGGTTCCCACCCTAGCACTTCCTTAGCTTTAGAATTATCCGCTAAGGTCTGTTGGGGCTCTAATCTTGCCGGTAAATAATCGCAGGGCAGCTTGAAAACGTCTGCAATCTCTTGAACGCTTTTGTTTTCTCCGTTCCCTATATTGAAAGCTTCTCCCGCGAACTTTTTATCGCACTTAGAGGCTAAGATATTGGCGTTTACAACATCGCCTACATAAGTAAAATCCCTGCGTTGCTGCCCGTTTCCATATATAGTTAAATTTTTTCCTTCAAGTGCTTGCCTGATAAATATACCCATAACGAGACAATAAGCACCTTTTGTTGGAGCTCCTTCTCCGTAAACATTAAAGTATCTTAAGCACACTGTATCCATATCGTGGATGCGAGAATATAACTGGCAATACTGTTCTCCTATTAGTTTTTGTAGACCGTAGGGGCTTAAGGGGTTAGGCTCCAGCGTTTCGGGAGTTGGAAAAACTTCTGTATCGCCATAAAGAGAAGAAGAGGAAGTAAAAACAAACCTTCTAACCTTGGCTTCTCGCGCATACTCCAGCATGTTTAATGTTCCTTCAACGTTAGTCGCATTAAAAAATACTGGATTTTCAATTGAAGGTTGCACTCTAGCTCTCGCAGCTAAATGAAAAACAGTATCGACACCTTCAAAAGCGTCTTTTAACTTATGATGCAAGCCTGTCTGGGTTTTTATATACGATATATCGCCAGAAATTGTTGTCACAGATTCTTTTAAACTGTTCTCATTTAAAAGTTCACCGCCAGAGGAGGAGTGATTATCAATTACAACTACCTCATCACCTTGCTCTACAAGTTTTTTAACTAAGTGAGTTCCTATAAAACCCGCTCCGCCTGTTACTATATGTTTCATAATTTTATTTCCACCCAAACCAACCGGGGTAGCTTGTTTTACCTAAATTTTTATTATTTTCTTTTTTCCATGGCCTCCATGGTTCAAAAACACCTACTTTAGAAGCGCCGCTTAAAGCGGCTGCCCACCAAGCGAAAGTGCTATAGCCAAAAATAATTTTATCGTAGCTCATAATCTTATAAAAATCAGAACTAAGATTACCGTTACAAAAGCTTATTTTATATGAATTTGAAAATTTTTCAACTAATTCGTTTACGTAATTAGCAGCTTTTGCAGACATTTCGAGAGTATTTTCCTCAACCTTAACGTGGTATCTGTATTGTAAAAGCTCATCATATTTAAAATGCCTCCACTCAGGTAGGTCAGAAACAATGTAAAGTTTGTCAAAATCCATTTGATCTAAGCCGCGTTTATACTTATCGAAAGTAAGAAGACTTTCCTGTTGGTAAGTTGTGGGGATGAATAACCTATCTCCTAACCTTAGATGCAAGACTGCATTTTCTTTATCTATAACATCAGGTCTAATAAACCAAGATCTAATTTTTTCAAGATGGGTTTCGTATAACGTATAATCTTCGAAATAACCATTAAGTAAATAGTTGCACTTTGAAGGGTTCTCTAGCTCGGTCTTAGCCTGCTGCTCGGTAGTCACCTGTTTTAAGGGAAGCCCGTTTTCAAAAATTTTACTAGAAAAATATACAGAAACATTTTCATAGGTGTCGTCTGCTACTAGCAAGTCTAGGCAATCTATTCCAAAGTAGTCTGTAATAGGAGAGAGAATATAAATCTTGGCTCCGATTTTTTCAGCTAATAATTTAGCGTAAACAAATTGGAATAAGTTATTACCAAACCCTACGGTAAAGTCTACTCTTATAACAGGCTGCATTATATTACTTGATCTACCCAATTTCCGTGATGATCCACCAACTTTTCTTTTTCGTTTCTGTATGGGAAATCTGCTACTTTTGTGCTTTTGTCAAATTGAGTGAATGGCCTGCATACATCTGGTATATATTGAACATTTATGCCGTTTTGCATTAAATACCCCTCCCAAGCGTGCTCCGTGCATAAAAAGTTACTATCCTTTCTATTTGGGTCTTCCCCTTTAAGGTATTCGTAAGAGCAGTATTTTTCAAATACGTGTGGGTTAGCCATCGCAAAAAAACATAAATCCCTATGCCTAGATGGCATAAAAACCGTGCTATATATTGTAGTGTCGTTAAAAGGGAAATCCTTAACTTTGACAGGCTGCAAGTACATAGAGTTGTCAGGTCTGCATCTAATTATAACGTCATAATCGTCATGGGACTTAGCCATAGCAAAACCTTTGCCTATGTTATCTATTTGGTTTTGCATCCTTGTTCTGAAATATCCAAGTGTGCCAAAGTCATCCTCCGTTAACTTTTCATTTTCATCTACTTCTACAAGTTTTAAGTAATTGCCATATATTTCACTTACATTATCAATTATCTCATCTTTGCCATAGTTAGCAGTTCTATAATATTTCTGGTCTAGACTCTTACCGCAGTTGTGAATAGTATTTTGAGTGCATGCATAAACAAAAACATCTGCGTTGTTGGGTTCTATAAGATGCTTGACATGGTTAAGGCAATTTATCTTATAGTCTCTAAGTTGACCTGTTATAAGTACCGCTGTTTTCATTCTAGATAAGATGGCTTGACATTGTCTCTGCAAGTTTTGCAAACCCCCTCTTTGGGGCCGTCTTCTTTATGGTGCTCCCTCCAAGGTTTATAGGTGTCGCTAGAATGTATGTCCCATAATTTACCTTGGTTTATGTGCCCCATTCTACCTTCGTCGTAAGGCTCCACGTCAGACCTTAGGGCGCAACACACCATAACGTGCCCGTTGTAATCAATGTACATATTATGAAACGGCTGAAGGCATCGTTGTGTTCTTGTGTACTGCTCTGCAATAGGTACGGTACCTCCTCTGCTAGATCCGTCAATCGCAAAGTTTCTTGCCCTAAGGTGAATTGTGGTATCCCTGTGAGAGAGGTCAAACTCTATTTTACAGCCTTCTATATCAACAAGCGTTTCGTAAGGTAAGTCTAATTTTTTAATTTTAGATATCATTTTTGATTTTACTTTAGCATGATTGTACCTTTCTTGATTAGCTAAATACTGTTGAATCCAAAGTTGATCTAGCCCTATGTCACAAAGCTCTTCTATGTAATCTCTAGTTATATAATCTCCGTTAGTATTTGTTCTTAAGGTTGCATTTGGTAAAAGTTTACGAGCTTGTTTTACTCTTTTAGTAAAAACTTCTCGGTAAGAAAGGGGCTCGTTGTATCTGCTGTATGTTAACTCGCCTGAATAATCTATTTCCTGAAGTTGTTTGATGAGGCCTAAATATACTTCCTCATTCATGAAAGTTGTTTCTGAAATACGATCCACATAAGAGTTGGGGCAAAACCAGCACTTCCTATTACAGAAAGAAAAAATTTCTATCTCTATAAGCTTTAAATTATCTTTAAATTTTGCTTTATTATCCACTTAAGTCTTTCGTAAATTTTATTAGGAGTTAAATTATCTAACGCAAAATTATATGCGTTTTTGCTTATAAATTCTTGTTTTTCTAACGCTTCATTTATTTTTTCATTAAGATTTGACAGATCCGTCTTGTATCGAACACAATTAAAACCGTCCTCCCATTGGTCATAATAACCGCTAGGGGTTTCGTTTGTAAGCAAAACAGCTCCGCAAAATAAAATTTCAGAATGACGAGGGTTCATGTCCCAAGCTGGCCCAGTCGCAGCATACCAGATCTTGCTTTGATTTAGTTTTTTGACATATTCAGGCTGGGACATTCTATAGGATTGACTGGGGTCGTCAGAGCCATTCCAAAAAATAGACAAGTCTTTTCTTTCTTTGATAAGATCACGCGCTTTAAATCTTATGTTTAATAATTCTTCTGGTACACCCTGCTTGTTTTCATGCATAGCGCCGCTGAAGCTTATGTCATATTGTTTTTTAACATCAGGGGCAATATTGAAAGTATTGGGATCTGCTCCATATGGTAAAGTGAAAGTTCGTATACCTGAATCTTCTTGTATTTCTTTTTCTAAGGGGGTGGAAGTTAGAATCAAATCTACCTTATGGCTTTTGCAGAAGTTTATTTTTTCTTGATAGGAGTTTTTTACTTTATGCAAGTATGCTATTTTTAAAGCCTTTGTATTCAGGAAGTTAGAAAAATGTTTTTCATAGCATTTGCTATCGAAAAAACCCAAGCCTAAAAAAATACAATTCTCTTTAGAAAGAGATTCTGGTATGTCTTGGATAGAATTTGGATTTAGGGCTACTTGGGCATCTTCATTTTTTACTATTTCTTTTGCTAATGTAGAATAATAAGAAAACTGTTGATAGTGAAAATGAGGCTCTATGATGTAAAAGGTCATTTATTTAGGTCTTGCACACTTGGCGCGGTGTCTTGTAGTCTTCTGTATTTACCTAAGTCGTGGTATCCCTCCTCAACAGCTTTAAAATCAAAAATTTCCTCTTGAACAAAATGCGCAAATAGGCTAATTATTTCATTGTCTCCCCAGCGGTATTTGTAGATACCTCCACTTTCGTTCACCTCCTTTATCCAGAGTTTCCATATATCAGTTTTAAACATTGATGTTTTAAGGACGTAAGTGTCGCACCAATCTAAAAAGTGAAAGTCACTTTCAGCAGTATCGCTATCTAACAAATTTAATAACTTTTTATTTTTAGGGGTTATGTTATTCTTTTTTAAGAAATTAACTGTTAGTTCACAAAGACCAATTCTAGTGTCTAAGTGACCTTGGTGAGGTTTGCCGTCTCTTAACCTTTGGCCTGATTTAAAACTACCTAAAAATTCTTCCCGCTCAGAGAGAATTTCAAATGGGTTGTAAGGTAATTCTGAATTGTATCCAGCTTCATCGTCATGAACCATTACGTAATCATACTCATGAAACTTAGTGTTGGGATACTCAAACATGTTGCTAACAAAATGACACATATGCAAGTAACCAATCCTATGTACGGAAAAATGATTATTCACATACCACAAATCTCTATTAAAAAATAAGTCTTCCTTTTTTACATGTTTTGGGGTGTTATAATCTATTTTGATAAATTGGATGTAATCACCTATTTGCTCATGTACTGACTTTAGTAAATCGGGATGAGAATATATATCGTCAAAATAATGAACGTAGACAGGGTAGTTGTATTTATAATTAAAGTTATCATGTAGTGACTTTAGAGAGTTACCTATACAGTTCTCTCGTGAGGATATATAAGAAATACAAGCGTTATAATTTTTCATAAGTGTTCCTCGTATTGATTAGCTACGTAACTAATATCTAGATCAGGCCTATCAAAAAGCGTTGATTTTTCTATAACCTCTAAAACACCATCAACAATTATTTTTGTATCTACTTTTGGTGGGTTGTAAAGAGGAACTTTAGTGCCTATATCATAGTCTTCTTCTAGCTGAATAACTACTCCGTCATCTTTAACTAGCTCCTTAGTACCACCGTTATGAGAGCATAGAACTGGAGCTCCGCAAGACAAGGCCTCTACAACAGTATTTGGACACCAATCTAACCAAGCTAAATGAATCATAGCATCAGCCATTGTATAAATAGAGGCAGTATCGTTAGGTTTCAGTAAAGGTGTTAGTATAACATTCTCAGGTATTGAAGATTTGTCTTTTATATATTCAAAACCTCCTAACGCAATCAGTAATACGTTTTTAAGTTTAGGGTCTTTAAATGCCTCTATAGTTTCTTCTAACCTTTTATGCCTGCGCCAAGAAGCTGAAGCAACGCATATTTTTTCGTATTTGGAAAAAACTGGATTTTCATACTTTATAGGCTTCGCGTTTGAAATAAAATCTTGCTGGTCTATACCATTAGCAATAATAGTAAAAGGTTTATCCTTGTAAAAAGCGTGATACATTTCTTTTGAGAACTCGGACTGGTAAACTATATAGTCTGCTTCGTCAAAGCTCTTAAAAATACCCGAATTCATTTGATCATTATTGGGATTATCCGAATCAAAATAAAGACCATCTAGCCTAAGCATGTTAAAAGGACATCCCGGTATTCTCTCCCCTTGTATAATAGAGATATTTTTTTCAGGAACTTCCCCGGACACATATGGGTCTACAAATTTATGACCATTTTTTTCAAACTGCTTTTTAAGACGGCCTCCAAAAATACCGGGACCGCCTGTCGGACTACAGTTATTTATATAAAAACTAAAACTCATTCTACAAAACCTCTATTTCTTATAAATTTTTCTAATTGCATTTGGTATTGATGCGCTTCACCACCTATCTCTTGATATCCTCTATACAGATAACATGGATTTTCTAAAAAATGTGTGTGCTCGTTATTTTTATGAATTACGTGGATAATGGGAAGCATAAAAGTTTGGTCTTCGCACCTTTTCATCCAGTCGCCATTTTCATCTTTAAAATTATCTGGATTAACTCTTTTATAATATCCGAGCTTGAAGGTTCTGAAGTGACTACTTACCCAAGGATGTTTATATACATCTTGAGAGTCATCTAAATTGTTTGAACATAAATTAATACCATACGGCTCCCAGATGTTTGATGTCCAAACAGCGCCTAAATTTGCGTTATTGTAAAGTCTGTTGACCCACTGTAAAGCGCTCCTTTCACAGAGTTGGTCGTCAGCATCTATGACTCCTATAATTGAATCTATATCGTTAAGAGAATCTAAAACGCGAGCCGTGTTGGCTACAGCGTAAAGTCGGTCACCATTGTTTTCCCAGACTTTTATTGTACCGGATGGGTAATCGACGGGAAAAGGCATAACGCACTGAGGGTCAGATTCTATCTGCCTGCATAAAGAAATAACCTCGTTAGAGGTTTTGTCGATAGCTAAATGAAGCCTAAAATTATAATGACTTTGGACTAAAACACTAGATACTAACCTTTTAATGTTATGCAAACAGTCACCATGAATCCTAGCAATTAACTCAAACTTATGAGTTTTTGATGTAATAATTCTGGCCTTTCTTTTAAGTATTCTTCCATCTTCTCTAAACTGAAGTTCCACCAGCTTTCAGAGGTGTGCTGGGAGTTTTCATTTGTTATAACTTCCAAGCCCATAAGTTTCGCTTCGATGGTTATCCTAGGGCAGGTATCTTCGATAGTGGGTAAAAATATTAATCCTTTATACTCACTTAGTTTATCAAGCATTTCGTCATGCGTGTCTGTTTTAAACACATCGTAAGCTAAATTTTTAGTCACGGCATAATTAATTGACTTTGTAACACCTTTAGCTTCAGAGTGCCAGCCTTGATGGCCATCAATCACTGCATACTTTTCTGATTTAAGCTTACTTCTGTACTCTTTCATTTTTTTGAAAGAATCGCTAGTAAAACAGGATGATAAAACTATAGACTGCTCATCTTTTATGCCAATTGCCTGTTGATGAATCTGACGTTGCGCCTCTGACATGTAGAAGACAGCGGAGCTGTTTTCTTTTATTTGGTAGTATAAATTTTTTAGTGTTGCTGTTTCTGAGTTTACCAGACAATCGCACTCTTTTTTACCTAAAACGCGGTGCGGGGTTGGCCCTCTGAACCTGCAAAATCCATAATCAAAATCTATTTTAATAGAAGTTCTATTTTTTATAACCTCTAATAATGACTCATAAGATTCTCTAGAGAGTCCTAAGGTGTTACCTATAATCCAAACTTTAGGGTGCTTGAATTGTAAATGAGTTTTTGTTAACTCTGAAGTCGTAATAAACTCACACTCATCTTTAAAAGGCTCTGTTATGGCCTCTAAAGTAAGTGACGTGCCTCCTAGCTGTATAGCGGAGTCGTCTATTACGGTATATTTTATCATTCAAGAGTAAAGTTGGAATTATCCACTTTACCTCTGTCTAGTGGATGTTTGGCGCCTTTATTTTTCTTGGAATAGTCCTCAAAATGTTTTTGCTTAACAGGATCGTGCCCAAGCTTCTCAGTTCTTTTCTCGGAAGCTTCCGCTGACTGATCCCACAGGTCTCCAATAGTTGAAGCTTTAGCTTTCTCCCTAAATTCTTTTTGAGAAAAAGGGTCAATCTTTGTATCTATTGAAGCGTTAGGTACCGTATAAACCCTGTTATAAGCAACTCCATCGACTTCATATTCATGAGCCTCGTGAATAGTCTGCCAAACAGTTATTTTTTCGCCGGTTTCAGGGTGTTCGTAAATATACTCAGGCATTTATTTCTCCTTGTGATTGCATGATGTCCGTGATACTTTTGACTGTCTTTTCGTAAGTGAACTCATCTTGCAGTTTTAACCCCTCGGTGTTTACGGGAGAAGACTTGTATCTTTCTACAGCCTGCTCGCAGCCAGCGATGAATTCATCTTCATTAAAGGTAAATATACTCCCCTGATTAAAAGCTCCACCTTTATTAAAAAATATACCGTCGGCAGCTTCTTCTTTTCCATCAGGCTTTATCATGACAGCATTTTTTTCATTCGCCCACTCTTGGTAACCCGGCGCATCAAGTATAACCGCATGTTTTCCAAGGGCAGTAGATTGAAACTCTGGTAAGCCCCAGCCCTCTCCCCCCGACATGCCTATAACAATGTTAGAGGAGTTTAGAAAATCATTGTACAGAACATTTTTCTGCATACTCCCTAAAAAGTTAAGATTAAAATAACTTTTGCCGTCAAGTATATGGGAAAGCCTACTCTTGAAATCCTCTTCTTTCATGAAGGGGTTTGTAATAGCGCACTGCAAAACGTAGTCTTTATTATTGCCGTACTTTTTAACCCAAGCTTGAATTACCTCTTTGTGGTGCTTTCTTTTTTCTAACTTACCAGTAAGATTAAAGACAATTTTACCCTCAAGGTATTGCTGATCTTTTACTTTGAAATTGTTTTTATCAAAACCCAAAGGAACGTAGTGGCAGTTAGTTAAACCGACTGCCTCAAAAATTTGTTTAGCGTGAGTGCTACTTACGATTATATTGGACTGATTTTTAGCAATATTTACTTCATATGTCGTAGGGTGATCTAATTCATAAAAAGTAAAAAGAGTCTGACTTTTGCTGTAAGACGATAAACTTTCATGGTTTAAATGCCACAGCTTTAAGATAGGCGTAGACCTTTTGTACTCTTCGAAGGACTTTTTAATGCAGGACTCTATCCACTTGGTGAAATCCTTGTCCGCTTCTTGTGAGTTGAGGTCAACTTGGCCTATTGTAAAAATAAAAGGTTGCACGCCCTTCTGGTAATATTCACGCAGAAGGGCAGTGCTAACCTGACCAAAGCTTACACCGTTAATTGGAAGATGTAAGGCTATGTCCGACATTAAAACAATGGGTCGTTATTGGATTGGTTTGTAGTCGCAGCCGTGGTCTCGGCTTTATTAGAGCGCTCCTCGCGTGGTTCACTAAGATAGATGCGAAGATCGGGAGCGTTCTCGCTTTTAACAGTTCCGTCGTCATTGTACTTGCCTTTATTTTTGAAGACTACGAGCTGCACCTTTCCAGATGCCCCTTTAACTTCAATATGGCCAGTCATGTACTGAGAACCGTTGTTGCTTTTCTTTGCCCAAAGAGCGCCTAATTCACGCTCTTTCCAGTCGTTGTTCTTTTGTTCGGTAGACATAAGAGTCTGTATATTATACCCCTCTGGCAGGGGTGTCAACACTTTTTTTAAACATTGTCTAAAAATTTATTACTTTTGATTTTTTTTCTTAAAATTTCCAAGCCTCTATTATGTAGGTTTATAGCTGTTTGAGTGCTGATATCAAGTCTTTTTGCAATTAGAGACCATGAAGGCTTTTTAACCTCTTTCGAATACCTCATTGAGAAGATGTTTTGAATCCTGTTATCTCGAAGTTGCTTTAAAATATTATTAGTATACTCAAAGATACCAGAATCCTCTTCTTCTGGTGGATCTTTTAACACGTCCAGCATCTCATCTTCAAGCGTTACTAGTCTGTCTTTAGACTTTTTGTTAATTTCATTAAGGCAGCTGTATTTAACTTGATTGGCTAGCCAAGTAGAAAATTTTACATTTTTTTCAGTGTTAAAAGTCTTTGCTGAATTCCAAATAATTAAATTTTTTTCAGCGTGTTTTTCTTGGATGCAGATATCATTGGCGCAAAAAGTCTTTGCGTATTTTTTCATTATTTTGAAGCAAAGTCCAGTATGCCTGTTTGACAGTTCTAGTAAGCTTTCCTCACAATTGCTATTTTTTACATTATTTACTAGACAATTATCCGTTATATTATCCCAGCAGCCTGTTTCCATAAGTCAACCTTATACCCGAAATCTTTAAAAAAACACACGTCATCTCTCTCCATGGCAAGAACATAACGATGGTGTCTTTTAAAGAGACGTGGCAATATTATAACATACTCAATTAAATCTTCTAAATTTTCTTCTCTGAAAATATAAGAATCGCAAAAAGAATCATCATTCAAGTCATCTGAGCATATGAAAATTTCTACTAGATAATAATTCTCATTATTTTCTGTTGCTTTTACATCTTTACCGTTGAATCTTACTATTCGAATCTCATAATTGAATAAAGCGTAGTGATTGTCGAAAGAAAAACCTAAAGCTTTATTGGCATTTTCAGGGGAAAAATTTATACTAGCATTTCTACCGCAATAAGCTACGATAGGTTGGCATAAACTATCCTCTACGGTATCATTCGACATATATTTTTTTAAGCCACTTGAGTAATTTTCGGCAGTTAAAGATCATATCTCCATAATTCTTTTCAGTTTTCCAATTTAAGGAAAAATCTGATAATTTTTTTACTCGATGGTCGTTTTTCTCCTCAGACGGATTTGCAGGTTTTATGAAATGTCTTTCTCCATCGATTTCGTCGTACCTTGAAACGTGAATCAATACGCCGTTTGCTTTTTTTGTAAGCCAAAAATATTCATCCTCGGGATATTCAGCGTATCTTATGTCGGTAATAATATTTATTTTATCTTTTTCTAAATCTTTCTCCAGTAATGAGGTCCAATGAGTACCCTCTGTCATTTTTCTTTTTATTTCTCCGTGAGCAACCAGCATAGGTCTGATTAAATTTTTCTCCTCTCTGGAGCAATTAAGAGAATCAATAGAATAAAGACTCTTACAGACGGGGCTTATCTCCTGCTTTAAGTTCCTTGCAATTGAAAGCTCTTTAATCGGCAACTGTAATCTAGAAAAAAACAGCCCCAGTATTTCAGCTAGAGTATTTTTGCCGGATCCTGCGACCCCGGATATACCTATATTTTTGTAATTAAAATCCATGTTTAATTAAAGTTAACTATAGTTAAATAAATAAATATATATAAAACTTTTCCCTAGAAAGTCGAAGTGAAACGGAGACTTTCCCCGTTTTGGCGGCTATTCCAGAACATCGGCAATCTTTTTACTTTTCCCTGAGAATTCTCCCCGGCTAGCCTTTTTTGGGTGCGTGGTAGTTTCCACCCATATGACATCGCCTATACTACTCGCCTAACGAAGCGCCCTTTTCACGCCAGTTAGTTCCTCCGGTTGCAAGTCTCCACAGCAGAGCCGGACACATAGATTGCGGATCCGCCTACCTTTTACCGTAGCAAGACGGAAGTGCTACGTGAGCAAGCTGTAATTGACTCAGGCAGGGAAGTCAACAACTTTTTTTTCTTGATTTGGCAACCTGTTTGATTTAGGTTGTGATTTTTAAGGAAGATTATGAGAGTTTCTTGGGAAAAATACGCGTTAGATATTGCTAGGACCGCTGCGCAAAGGAGTGAGGACATCTACAAAAAAGTCGGAGCCTGTGCTCTTAACAGCAAAAATATGATAGTTGCAGTTGGCTACAACGGTTTAGCTCCGGGAAAAGATGTCTCGTATCAATTTTTTCGGAACCGAAACCACCGCAGACCCTATATGATTCATGCTGAGGTTAACTGCTTGAGTTTAGTCAAAAGAGGGGAAGTAAATCTCCTTGCATGCACGCTACTTCCATGCTCCTCATGTGCTACTATGATAGCAGCATACGGTGTTAAAAAAGTCGTCTATGAAGAAGTTTATGATAGAGATGTCGCGGCGTTAAACATTTTTGATTTTTACGGAATTGACTGCGTTAAACTATGAAAATAAATTATAAAAAAATAAACAAAGAAGCCTTAGCTCCCTACCGAGCTAACACTTCTGATGCCGGGTTTGACCTTTTTTCAACAGAGTACGCCACTTTGGAGCCGGGCCAAAGAACATTAATTTCGACAGGAATTAGCGTAGAAATTCCTGAAGGTTTTTATGGACGGATTGCCCCTAGAAGTGGACTGGCTGTAAAAAGAGGAATAGATGTCATGGCTGGGGTCGTGGATTCAGGTTATCGGGGTGAAATAAAAATTTTATTGATAAACCTAAACTTTGAAGGCTATAATTTAAAGCCGAGTGTTTACGAGTCTATGTTCGGTTCAGCTAACAAGTTTGACGTAAAACCCGGCGATAGAGTGGCTCAACTCATAATTGAAAGTTGCCACACGCCAGAATGGATTGAAATGAAAACATTAGAAAATAGCCAAAGAGGCGAAGGCGGATTTGGCAGTTCCGGTAGATAAAATGGACACTAACAATTCAAAAAAAGACTTAATGTCTTACAACTCAAAAATGGTGGGGGATCAAGTTCTTGTTGTCCGCGCCAAAGACGGATCAAAATGGAAAGGAAAAGTAGAGAGAGTCATTGACGAAGAATACTTTGAAATTTCTAAATTCGAAAACCCTCTTGAAACCGAAGTTGTTTCCATGTATGACATAAGGTCCCTATCTTATGAGACACCTTGATTCAAAATGTCTCAGTTGTTCCACACCTAAAAATTAAAACCTTCATTTTTCCTAGGAAAAACAGCGCCATGCCAAGTTGGCACACCCGCTGCTATAATAAATCGTATGTATACGCCAAGTACATCTTTTAGCAGGGGCTTGCTCGATTTCGCAACGCCGTTATTCACCGACATCGAAAGAGCCTTCCACGAAGAAAACAATTATTTTTTTGAAGAGGACGGAGATTATGTGTTCGAGGTAGAAATGCCCGGTTTTGATAAGAAAGATGTCAGCATCAAAATTGACAATACCGGACACCTCAACTTGCAAGGAAAAACCAAAAGGCGGGGGAAGGAAGTTAAGTTTGGAGAAACCTACAGAGTACCAGAGAAAGCAGACACGTCTTCAGTAGAGGCAAAACTGGACAAAGGTATCCTCACTATAACCCTTAAAAGAAAAGAAAAGCACAAACCCAAGGAAATCCAAATAACATAGCGGGACAACCGGGCTTCGGCCCGGTTTTTTTGTGTAATAGTATTTGACTTTCCGTCTTCTATAAAATAAAATTTTTTTAAATGACTAACGATGTTATCATAACTCAAGCTGCCCACGACCAAGTGATACAGCTAATAGAACAACTCATAGAGTTCTCTCAGTCTGAAGATTTTACAAAAAAAGAAGAAGACCCCACCCAAAACACCGGCGAAGGTTTTATGACCTCAAAACTTAAATTAATCAGAAAGACTCTACTTAATGAAATTTGAACAACAAGTACAGCTTCTTTCAGACAAAAAGAAAGATCTTTTAGAATCTGCTAATCTTTGCTGTGATAGTATCGGTTTTTGGGAAGATGAGGCTAACAAACTTTTTGCCAAAATGGACGAGTTAGAGGCAGAGGCCTCTTACCTCCCAACAGAAGAGGCTGAATCAAAGTACGCGCAATACTCAAAAGAGATGCGCTCCTTGATGAATAGGATTGAATTCGAGAATAACCAGCTAGATATTCTTGAAAAAAATTTAATGGAACTGGAATTAAGAATTGTAAACTTCGTTAAAAAGTATGCCAAGAAACAAAAAAAATAAAAAATATTATTTAATCGAATCTATAGAAAGAAAATGGTCGTATGGGGCATTCCCACACACTGATGAAGGATTACAGCAAGCAAAAAAATATTTAACTGCCATGCAGAAAAAGGTCAAAGAAAAACTGGAAATCGTCGAAAAATGACTTGACCACTCTCCCTGTAAGGCATAACATAAAAAAACACCTCGATTGTAGGTGTATTTTTTTCTACTAACGACATGGAAATAAAAGTAAAAAAGAGAAACGGTAAACTAGAGCAGTTTGACGTAGAGAAAATAAACAAATGTGTTTATAGGGCCTGCGCTGGGATAGACGGAAATAACGTTTCTGCCAGTGAGATTATTCTTGATGCACAGTTACAACTTTATGATAAAATTACCACCAAAGAGATTGATGAAGCTTTGATCTTGTCGGCCCGAGCTAAGATAGAAAAAGAGCCTAACTACAGCAACGCTGCTGCCGCTCTAGCTGTTAACGCTTTATACAAAGAAGTTTTCAGGGAAAGTGTAGATTCGGATACTTTTGATCTTCAGTATAAGAAAGCTTTTGTCCAAGGTGTTAAAAAACTTGTAAAAAACGACATTTTAAACGAAAGGCTGCTTGATTACGACTTAAAAAAATTATCAGAAGCCCTTGTTCCAGAAAGAGACAGGAAATTTAAATACCTCGGATTACAAATTTTAATCGACAGATACTTTATTCGCAATAATAATAAGATTATAGAGTCCCCGCAAGCTTTCTGGATGCGGATAGCAATGGGCTTGGCCTTAAATGAAGATAACAAAGAAGAACGAGCAATTGAATTCTATAACCTGTTTAGCAATTTGCTGTACACTCCATCCACTCCTACTCTTTTTAATAGTGGAACTACTCACTCTCAATTAAGCTCATGTTACCTAAATACATTCGATGACAGTATCGACGGAATATTCGAAGGAGTCTGGCAAGAGGCCAGAAAGAGTAAGTACGCCGGAGGTCTTGGCTTTGATGTTACTAATTTTCGTGCTTCTGGGGCTTATATCAAAGGCACAAACGGGATTTCTGGAGGTCTTGTGCCATGGCTCAAAATCCTCAACGACACACTCGTCGCGGTAAATCAAGGAGGTAAAAGGCCCGGCGCTGGTTGCGCTTATCTGGAGCCTTGGCATCTCGATTTTGAGGATTTCCTCAACCTTCGCAGAAATACCGGCGACGAAAGACTACGGTGTCACGACATGAACACAGCCTCTTGGGTTCCTGACCTATTTATGCAGAAAGTTAAAACTGATGAAGACTGGTACATGTTTTGTCCTTCGGATTCAAGAGACCTGCATGAAGCATTTGGGGATTGTTTTACCGCAGTTTACGAGCAGATGGTTAATAAAGCCGAGGCGGGAGAACTTAAGAACTTTCGCAAGGTAAAAGCTAAAGAACTTTGGAAGAAAATGTTAAAGGTTTTATTTGAAACCTCACATCCTTGGATTACTTTTAAAGACCCATCTAACTTAAGGTATAGCAATCAGCATCAAGGGACTGTCCACTCCAGCAACCTATGCACTGAAATATTACTACATACAAAACCATCTAAATACAAAGACGGAGAAAAAGTAGAAATCGGAGAAACCGCTGTTTGCAACCTAGGCAGCGTTAATCTAAAAAATCACCTATCTCAAGACGAGTCAGGTAAATATGCGCTAAACAAAGATTTATTAGCTAGTACAGTTAAAACAGCTATACGCCTCCTTGATAACGTAATAGATTTAAACTTCTATCCAACAAAAGAAGCTGAAAACGCAAACATGCAACATAGACCAATTGGTCTTGGCATGATGGCCACTCATGATGTATTGCAACTCGTTGACTTACAATACGATTCAGATGAAGCCGTAAAATATGTCGATGAACTTACCGAGTTCTTTTCTTATCACGCTATTCTTTCTTCTAGTAAGCTTGCTCAAGAAAGAGGCAGTTATAAAACTTACTCTGGATCTCTATGGGATAAGGGTGAATTACCTATCGACACATACAATCGATTACTAGATTTTAGAAAAAAATCTTCAGGCACCCCCCGGGGGGGTAAAATGGATTGGTCAGAAGTAAGGGAGAGTATTTCAAAATATGGAATCCGAAATAGCAACACTATGGCAATTGCTCCTACTGCCACTATTGGTTATATCAACGGTGTGGAGCAGAGCATCGAACCGAACTTCTCGGTCCTCTTCGTCTACGAAAACAAAAGCGGAAACTTCTACATCACAAACGAACAATTCGTCAACGACATGAAAAAAGAGGGTATTTGGAACCCTCAGTTTGCGGAAGCTGTTAAGGAAGTGGACGGAGACGTAACCCTTCTAGATATCCCAGAAAAGTATAAAGAGAAGTATAAAACTGCTTTTGATCGAGATATGTTCAAATTAATTGAATGTAACGCCACTAGACAAAAGTGGATTGACCAAGGTATTTCGTTTAACCTTTATAACAAAGGGACAAGTCTAAAATATCTCAATGACATTTATATGGCAGCGTGGGAAGCAGGCTTGAAAACTACGTATTATTTACGCAACCGAGGTGCTTCCAAAGTTGAAAAGTCAACTAAAAAAGAATATACTGAAGAAGAACAAATAGCTTGTTCTATCGCCAACCCTGAAGCATGTGAGGCTTGCCAATAATGGATTACTCTAAAGTAAATATATTCTATCCCGTGATTGGATACACGGGGATGGTTCACTCTGATTACATGATGAGCACCATCGACTTTCTATCGGTTTGTAGACAGAAAGGAATCAAGATCGGATTAAGGTCTATTTGGTTTGAAAGCTTAATTAGCCGCGGAAGAAATGCAGCTGTAGCTTTCATGTTAAATAAAGACTACACCCACCTACTTTTTGTCGATACTGATATACAGTTTAGCGCATTTGATGTTTTAAAACTGGTTGACGAAGACGACGATGTAGTAGTGGGAGTCTACCCCAAGAAGTATTTCAATGGTCAGAAAATTGAGCTAATGGCTTCGACAGGTAAGCTCCCCGAATATTGGAGGCATCTAGCAACCGATTTCTCCACAGAGCTAGATTTCGAAGAATTTAAAAAATCTAAAACTCAAACTTCGGTTGAAGCTAAATACGCAGCAACCGGCTTCATGCTTATAAAAAGAGAATGTATAGAAAAAATTATCAAAGAAAAACCAGAGCTTCATTACAAAAATGATATAGATGGATATATGGACGCGGGAGATAACTTTTACGATATTTTTCAGTGTAAAGTAAATGAAGAAACTAAGAAGTATGAAAGCGAAGATTATGGCTTTTGTAAACTCTGGACATCTTTAGGCGGAAAGATAAAAGTCGTCTCTGACGTAAATCTTGGCCATCGCGGTTTTAATACTTACTTAGGGAATCTTAAAGCACAATCTACTTATTATACAAAATGAGCGAATCAAAGAACGGACAAATACTTGGGAAAGATGTAGCGGGGGTTAACTGTATTCTTCCGCACAAGCATAAGACCGCTTGGGACTTATTCTTAAAGGGCTGCGCTAATAACTGGATGCCAACAGAAATCTCTATGGCAGACGATATTAAGCAATGGAAAAACGGAGAAATAACTGACGATGAAAAACTTTTGGTCAAACGTTCACTCGGCTTCTTTGCCGGTAGTGAATCTCTTGTTGGTAATAATTTATTACTTTCTGGTTTTAGGTACATTACTGATGCTGAGTGTCGTCAGTATATTCTTAGACAAGCGTTTGAGGAGAGCCTTCATAATCTTACTATTGTTTACGTTTGCGATTCTTTGGATCTTAAGATAGATGAAGTTTATCAGGCTTATCTGAATATTCCGTCAATTAAAGCTAAAGATGACTTCTTGATGAGCATTACGACTGATTTAAGCAGGTCAGACTTTAATCCCCACACCCAAGAGGGTAGAAAAGAAATTTTAAGAAATTTTATTACTTACTGGATTGTTTGCGAAGGCATCTTTTTCTTTAGTGGGTTTGCAATGTTGCTGGCACTTGGCCGCCAGAATAAAATGCAAGGCGTTGCTGATCAGATTAAATATACCCTACGAGACGAAAGTTCTCACATTAAATTCGGTACTTATGTAATTAATCAAATTATAGAGCAAAATCCTAAAATATGGACTAAAGCGTTTCAGCAGGAGGTAACCGAACATGTACAGAAAGCTGTACAGCTTGAGATAGCCTATGCTAAAGATGTTTTACCTAGGGGTATTCTCGGCCTTAACGCTGAGATGTTTGTAGACTATATGCATTACATCGGCAACCGCAGGTTAGAAGGTATAGGCCTTGAATATAGATTTGAATCAGATAAAAATCCTTTCCCATGGCTAGGGGAAGTAGTAGACGTTCAAGCTATGGGGAACTTCTTTGAAAGAAGAGTTAGAGAATATCAACAATCGGGTTCCCTTGAGGATGACTTTTGATGTAATTTTTTACAGATATGTCCCGCTCATATGTTTTTTCTCCGGATGCTTTTAAATTAAAGCAAATAACTTGTGATATAATCGCTCTTTGTAACGATTTAGACAATTTCGAGGGAAAAAAACTAAACGGCGAATTAGTTGAATTCGATAGGATAATGGGCCTAATGAAAAGCGTAAAAACAAGCCTTGTAGAAAAAGATGAATATCTCTGAATTTGAAAGAAATAAACCAGTTGAAACTCACAAAGCGATTATTTCCGCTAAGGAGAAATACGAGAAGTTGATAAAGGACACTGTAGTCATGGAAGACACCGATGCCGTAAGAGTAGAAATGTCCCGAATTTTTTTAAATGATTTAAAGAATATTTTTCAAAAATTCGTATCTGGTCGATAATATTGTGTAAGGTTATTTATGGCTAGCATAGCAGATCAATTCAAAGGGCTCCCAATTGGGACATTAATCGCAGAACCATTACTCGGAGCAGCAAAAGCACAGGGCCAACTTGCTCACACAACGGAACAGTTTATAAAAGACATCGGACTCGAAGACGACGGAAACGGAAAACTTAGTGCTCGCACCGTAGAATTCGATTATGATGCCCCGGTAGAATCTAAAGCAGCAGACGGAACCATCACCACAACTATTGAAAACCGAAAGATGAAGGTTCCATTGTTGTCAATCATTCAAACCCCTAACTTGGGAGTAAAAAGAGCCACTGTTGATTTTGACATGGAGGTTAAATCCAGTACTCAAGACACAAGCTCAGTAAACACAAAGACTGACCTAAGTGTTAAGTATGATAATTGGTGGTCTCCCGTGAAGGTAAACCTTAACGCTTCTGTATCCACCAAAAGCGAAAATATTCGCAAAACTGATAACTCCGCAAAATATACTGTTCACGTAGAGGCCCGGGACGACGGAGCTCCTGAAGGGCTGATGAAGGTTCTTGACATTCTCGGAGCAGCTATCCAACCTGTTCCTGCTGGCGGCGGTGGCGGCAATAAATAATGTCTGACGACAAATTATCTTATTCTAAATCTGGATCTTTCAAGGGTGCTCCTGCGTTAAAAACGTTTGATCATCTGATCCAGTGTCTTTATAACTCCGTAGTCTATGCTCAACGCTATGTAGAAACTGAGCATTTAAAAAGGGTCATAGGCACGTATTTTGACGAGTATGGTCGGCCAATTACAAAAAAAATGATGCTTCCTACTAGTGAGGGAGAGCAAGAAGTAGAGATACCTCTCATGACCCTTGCTGGGCACAATCATCTTAAAATTGATTCTCTTGAAATGGAGTTTGATGTAGATTTAGGTCAGTTTGAGAACGAAGATAATCATAAAAAACGACGTATGATTGCTATGATTGGCCGTAAAGACCCTAAAAAAACCTTAGCAAAAGTAAAATTAACTATAAAAAACGGCGAAACCCCTGAAGGACTAGCTAGGGTTAATGATAAAATTGTAAAAACTATCCCAACTTAATATAATATAACCATGGCAAGTGGTTATTTAAGACTAATGTTGGATTCAGCCCGTAGATGCGCAGCGGCAACTCAAGACGCGGCTGAGGACGCTAGGAAAGCAGCTCAGGAAGCTCAAAATGAAGCCCTAGAAATTGATCAGATGGCTCAGGATGCAGCTTCAAAAGCAGTAGAAGCCAGCGAGAGAGTGAAGGTACTAGAAGCTAAAATGCTTAAGCATGACAATATGGCAGAGCAAACTGCCAGCTAAATTACCTTTTCTTTTACGAGGTCAATTATTTCAATTTGATTCTCTACTCGAATGTACTTAACTACTACGGTGTTTTGGTGGTTTCGGACTTTAGTGTCTAATCTCAACCCTCTTTCTTCAAATGGGTTGACGATGTCTGATATAAAGTCAAACATACCCCTTTTTCTCAAGAAGTTCCAGTATAAGTCCCTAGTGCCCTCTTCGCACTCTAGCAGCACCTCCATTCCACAATCAATCTTACAGCACGACAACACGTACCTGAACGGAAGCGATTCCGTTGGCGGCTCAGATAAAGGAGCATGAACCAAAAGATTCATAAAATAATATTACACTAATGACAAAAAGAAATCTAGTAAACGATATCCCAATTACAAAAGATGGCTTTGATCACATAAGCTGTATCGTCGAAATCCCTAAAGGAACTAATACTAAATACGAGTATAATGAAAATCATGATATATTTGAGCTTGAGAGATGCCTTGTTTCCTCTCTACAATATCCTGTTAACTATGGGTTTATAACTCAAACTTACGCTTTAGATAAAGATCCGTTAGATGTTTTAATTTTTAATCACGACCCTATTGACAGGGGAAGTTTAGTAAAATGTAGAGTTTTGGGCGTTCTTGATTTTGTAGACAATAACGAAACAGATTATAAAGTAATAGCTGTACCGCATTGGTCACCAAAAAGCCGCTACCCACGCTTATCCTCCATAGAAGAGGAGCATCTCAAAATTTACAAACAGTTTTTCAGAATTTATAAAATTGATAGAGCCAGTTCTGTAAAAGTGGGCGAATGGAAAAACGGAAAAAAAGCCAGCACGGTAGTTTTGGATGCTCATAATAGGTGGCTAGAAAAACAGAAGGCGTGAATTTTCCCCATAAAGGATACAAGGAGATAAAAGAGGACTGTCCTCCTATACCCGGGAACACTTGCCCGCACATAGACAAAGCTCAAAAATACCTAGAAGAACTAAGGGATCAAAACGAAGCTCTAAGAGATATTGGTAAATACTGGAGAGCCACGGCTATTAACTTACTTCAAGAGTGCTGCGATTTAAACAAGTGTATAAAAGAATTAGAAGATGAATGAAAAAAGGATTTACAGTGTTGGAGCTTTTATTAGCCATTACTGTTATATTTTTGCTAATTTCTTTATCCTTACAAAGTTACGCAAATGCGCAGCGCCAAGCTAGAATCGCTGCATGTAAAGTATATAGGAAACAAATAGAGACTTTTCACGAAATGCCAGAGTACGACCTGCTAACTATATCGGACTCCGATATTAAACTTTTAATAGAGACATATGATCAATGTTATAAATGCCATACCTCAGCAAGAATACCTTACTATTACGCAGAATGAAAAAACTAATACCACTATTCTTTGTTAGTTCTCTTTTTGCACAAGAGAACCCTTACGATACAATCGCTAAACGGAACGCCTTCGCCTTACTTGAAGAGACGCCAGCAAAAGTTGAGGTTCCAAAACTAATAGAGCAACTACCTATAAAGCTTAACTTGACAGGTATTATAACTAGGGGAGGAGTTACTAACGTCTACATGTTCTCTAAAGATATACCAAAAAGGTTTTTGACGCTGTCCTCTAAAAAGAGAACAGATAGTGGAGTAACGTTACTGAGTGTAGAAAGAGGTTTAGTGAAGGTAGACAACAATGGGGTAACAGAGTTGCTTTCGTTTGATACCCACAAATTACCGTCCATTGTCACATTGCCCAAGCTTAACACCAAACCAACAATCATAAAAAAGAAAGACGATAAAAGTAAACCTCTCAAGACTACGCCAGCAACCCCTAAGCCAAACATTGTTACTGTACCTTCTAGACGGCCAAAAATAGATCCAAGAGTCGTCCAAAAAGGGCTTGAATACCTTAATAAAATTGACAACCCCAAAAAAAAACAAGCGATGCTAGAGAGACTAGAGAAATTCCAAAGAGGAGATTACGATAAAGAAATTAGAGAAAGAATGCAAAAATACGAAGAATACAGAAAAAGTAAAGATCGTAAGAAATAATGCAGTTCATTGATTTAAAATCTCAATACCAACAATATAAAGACTCCATAGATTCATCAATCCATTCAGTACTTAACCACGGTAAGTATTTAATGGGTCCAGAAATTGAAAAACTAGAACAAGAACTATCAGATTTTGTTGGCGTTAAACACTGCGTAACAGTAGGAAGCGGAACAGTTAGTTTAGAGATAGCCCTTAGAGCTTTAGATATAGGCCCCGGCGATGAGGTGATAACCGTCCCGTTTACTTGGATTAGCACTGCTGAAGTTATTATGGCTGTAAAAGCCACTCCAATATTTATAGATATTGAACTAGATAGCTATAATATGAATCCCGATTTACTGGAAGCAGCAATCAATGAAAATACAAAAGCGATTATCCCAGTTAGCTTATTTGGACAAATACCTAATATAGAAAAAATTTCTTCTATAGCAAAAAAATATAATTTGCCCGTTATAGAAGACGGGGCTCAAAGTTTTGGAGCAGAAAGAAACGGAATAAAAAGTTGCGGAACCACTGTTATAGGCAGTACTAGTTTTTTCCCCGCGAAAGTATTAGGATGTTATGGAGACGGTGGAGCCCTTTTTACTAATAACGAAGAGTTAAATTTAAAATTTAGATCTATAAGAAATCATGGCGGAATAGAAAGAGGTCATCACGATCTAGTTGGGATGAATGGCCGTTTCGACACAATACAAGCAGCAGTTCTTTTAGCGAAGCTCCCGCACTTTTCAAGAGAGCTAGAAGCTAGATCGTCTATTGGTAAGCGCTATTCATCGCTCTTAAGAGAAGTGTGCGTAACCCCATCAATATCAGAAGGCAATACTCATGTCTACGGGCAATATACTATCAGAACCAAAGATAGGGATTCGTTAAAAGAAAAACTGCAAAAAAGAGGTATTCCAACTGCTATATATTATCCAAAGTGCTTACATGAACAACCCGTATTTTCTTCTCTCCCTTGGTGGAAGGCGGGTCAGCTTGGGGATTTCCCCGCCTCAGAAAAAGCATCTAGCGAGGTTTTGAGCCTTCCGATGCATCCCTTTCTAACGGAGGAAGAGCAAGATGAAATAGTGGATATTATTCGTTCTCATGCATGTTAAAAAAGAAAAATTAATAGAATTTGTAAATTTAGTTAACGAATGTTGTGATGTCATGGACGATAATTATGTTGAGACATGGTTACATACTCCAAACAGTGATCTAAATATGGATATGCCTATTGACATTTTTAATCAGGAAGGGACAGAAAGGCTTTATAGACTTTTGTACTTTATAGATATAGGAGAAGCTGATTTATGAAACGCGATTTGTTTGTTACCGATTTTTGGGAATTCGATTTTCCTTATCATGATAAGTTCAAAAAACAGATCCTTGATTACATAACCAATCACCCAATAGCGAAAACACACATCAACGATAACAAAGATATTAACCCATCCCTTGACTCTTACGGTGGAGATGAACTAGATTTTGATGCTGTTCCAGAGCTTTATAACTTTTTTCAAATTCAAACATTGAAACTACTCAACAATGTAGAAAAAGAACATTCTTGGAGAAAAGGAAAATGGGAGAAGCCAGAGGCTTGGCTAAACGTTAATTTAAAAGGAAATTTTAATCCGCCCCACATTCACCCATCAAACCATTACTCAGGATGCTATTACGTAAACTTTCCACACAATTCTGGCTTAATTCACTTTTTAGACCCACGCCCCCAGCACGTTATAGCATGTCCAGAGTTATCTTTTGAAGGGGATATAAATTGGTATAGAAACAAAAATAAATACGATAGCAGTCTTTTTACATATGAAGTAAAAGAAGGGAAAATTGTGATATTCCCATCTTGGCTAATGCACTACGTTGACCCTAACCCAACTGAAGCAATGAGAGTATCTATAGCCTTTAATGCAAGGTATGATAATTGGGAGCGTTAAGCTTGCGGAGTGCTACTCACAATAGCTGTGGTTCCATCTGGAAACCTAGTCCTAGTAACTAGAAAGACAGTTCCGTTTATGGTTTCTTTTTGCGTAAAGTTACCAACCCTGCTAGAACTTGTCGGCACATCGTCCTCTTCAACAATGTTAAATTCTACAACACTAGCATCTAAAATAATCTCAAATGGGCCTACCTCTTGATTTGTACCTCCTGAAAATATAATATTGGCGGTTCCTCGAGCTTCTATTGCTTCTTCTGGAACATAAGCTGTGAGCTTTGTGTCTGAGCTAGCATTAAATTGAGAATTAAATAAGTCTCCACTCGGAGCCTGAAAATAAACTTCCCTAACAGCCCTAAGCCCGTGCCCGGTAAACTCCACAGCTTGACCAGTAACCCCTCTGGTAGGCCCATATCCAGTCGCGTTAACCCTGTCTCCTGTAATTTTAAAGTTAGTACCTAAAAAATTTGTAGTAGCTCTAACAAAGTCATAGTCTAACAAAGAGGTGTCTATTCCAGTTGAATTTAAATCTGCGGTTATGTCATCTTGGAACGCAAGCGAATTATCTGTGTTAATAAAAAATTGCCCAGTACCTATAAAAGTATTTGGAAGCCTAAATGATAATTCCCCAGATCCCAATGAGGTAGCTACATTTGTTCCTGCTCCGACAACCCCTGTAGCCGATTCAATTCTTATCAAGTCTACTTGTTGCTTAGATAACGAGTTTCCTGTGCCTGTTATTCCTATTGCAAAATCTCCAGAGGACACCCCAGTTGGAAAGTTAACTCCAGTAATGGTAATCAAGTTTCCTGTCCCGGCCTGCAGGGCTGACCCAAACCCTACGGTTCCTGTAACAACAGGAGTTGGATCAAAAGCAAAATTAAAAAAGTCGTCACTATTACGCCCTGAAAAAGCAGCAGTGCCTCCTACTACCCCAGTCGGCATTGTTAAAACTAAAACATCCGTACCTCCAGAAACTAAATTTTGATGAGGTTCTACTATTATTTGACCACCTTGAACTCGATCAAAGGCAACATTTAATCCTGTTAGATTAGTCCCGCTAAGAGTTAAGTTTTGCCCCGGTAATACAAAATTATTATACCCCGATAAGTTAAACACGTTTATGGGCAACGGCACTAAAGAGTCTCTATTTTTAAAATCTTTTGTTATAAAATTACCACTCGCAGCGTTAATTCCAGTTGGGAGGCGGAAAGTTAAACTGCTATTATCTTTATTTGTAAACTCGTTAATACCAAACTGTTGGTTATTTCCAGAGAAAACAATACCTGTAACTAAATTTAGTCTTTCCCCTGTAATTGTAATTACATTAGATTGCGCAAAAACTTGGTCACTTGAATCGTAGTAAGTATTGACGCCAGTAAAAGACGGAGTGTGATAATATCCGCTAATTGTAGGCTCTTTAAGGGCTATATTTAAAATACCCGTAGTACTAGCGAATCCTCCGCTAGTCTCAATATTTATCAGGTTACTTGTAGTTTTTGTAGGTATGTCAAATACGATTCCAGTAGTTGAAACTCTAGTAAAATCACTAACAACTGTCTCTCCTATTTTCAAACCACTGGGAGATATTTCTTCAAAATACCCCGAGATGGTCACAGATTCTCCTTGGGTACCGCTAACCAAACTCACCCCACCAACCGAAGGTGTATTAAATCCGGTTATCTTGTAAGTATTAGTCGGACTAATATGATAACCCCTCTGGTTTTCAACCCTAATCCCATATGTGTTACCAGTCACAAAAGAGTTAGGGTAGCTAAAAACTATTTCAGCATTATCTCCTCTGTAGCCGCTAATATTTAACTTTTGTATAAAGTTACTAGAAGCTAAGCCTCCATTTCCTCCATACAATAAAACTTCAGACCCAGAATAAAGTCTTTCTCCGTATATGGTTCCAGTTGCCCCGGGAAGTATACCAGATCCTCCCGGGATAATAGTATTAATTTTAGGTTTACCATATATAAAAAATCCTTCCTCAATACCAACATTACCAAAAGCTCCCGATACCTCAATATCCAGAAACCCACCCGCTGTATCATAACTCACCTGAGGGACTGTTGCGGTAATTTGTTTACCGGGAATCACTTCAGTAATACCAAAATTAAAACCCTCCGACCCTATCCCTGCGTTACCAGCGCCGAAAACGACTCCAGTAATTCCAAATAAATTTTCTCCGCTGATCGTGACAAGATCTCCCCCTATTCCAGAGGTTGGTGATATAAGAGAAACTGAAGGGCTCCCAATACCGGGTCTAAAAGTTTTGTCACTAGGGTACGCGACAGGATAATCTGGCGTAAAAATTGAAACAGGCAAATGCAAAATATCAGGCGTAACCCCTGCGCTAATGTTACCTCCCGAAAGAAGAATCGATATACCCGTAGGGACATAGCCTCTAAGCCTATTGTACCCCCCAGCGTCTGATATTTGCGTAAACAATCCGGTCTTTTCCCCAACTTCCACTAAACTCCCTGTTAGAGACCCCAGCCCTGTGTAGAACATACCGGAGCTAAAGTTGTGGCCAGATATTGTCATCTGAGAGCCAATAATGTTTCCAGCACTCACTCCAACTATTTCAGCTAGAGGGTTAAAAGAAAATTCCTCTGGAGCTAAATGAGAAACTCCGCTTTGCAACAAAAGGTTTGGTCTGCCTTGCGCATAACCTGTAGGGACTGTGACTTTTACGCCAGTCTTCCCTAGGTTCTCAAAAGAAGACTGATTAAATATTATATCATTAACAGACACCCCAGTTACCCCTGACATATTAACACCACCAATAATAAACTCTGAGTCTTTTGCTAACATACCTGAATTTATGCCTGTGACATTGGGAATAGGAATAAAATTGTTGTATGATTTTCCGCTAGCAAAAGTTTGATTATTATTCAGCCCAGTTCTAAGTGAAGAAAAAACAGTTACCCCATCATAACTTGCGCCAGTTGGAACAATTACTTCTAAGATTTGATCAGATATAACAGAAAATTGACCAGATTCACCCGAGCTGCCTAAACCGGCTCCAAAGTTTACATTTGTTATCTTATGAAAGTTTTCTCCCGATATAACAATAGTGTCTCCAGCTTGACCACTTACGTATTCGGGAAGTAGGCCACTTACAAGGACCTGAGAAGAAGAATCTAACACTATGTTAGGACGGCCTAAATTAAGTATGCCGTCATTAGTCTGAGCGGTCAGGTCGGCAGTCATAGCTGAAGAAGGGATTTCCCCAGACACGCCGGTAGACCCTAGGTAAAATAGCTCTTCGACTTGATCTTCCCCAAAGTAAACTCTATTAATAAAGTTCAAGCCCTCTCCGCTTAAAGTAAAACTCTTCTTAGGGTTATATACTGGCATTATACGTTACCTCCTCCACTAGTACCTGCTCCTATGTTTCCTGCCACTCCATTACTGTCAATTATGCTCGCTACATATACATTTGTCCCCTGTGTTGAGGCTTGGGTTATGTTAATGGTTTGCTTAATATAGTCTCCAACTGAAGTAGCTAAATTCCTACCCCTCATAACCCCAGAACACGTAAAAGCTTCAACCTGAGTTCCTTGTGAGTTTTGCAGCCCTACGGAAATTCTAGCCGTGTTTCCTGAAAAAGGTAAATAACCGGTAGGGTTATCGGTTTCAAAATTCATGCTTACGTTTTTAGGTCCAAAGTTTACAGAACTCGGCTTTGTTTCTCCCATTAAATAAACCGGTTTTACCTCACAATCATAATTAAAAGTTCCCTCCACAAACTCGTCTACAGTCCCCGACAAAGTTTCATTGGTTATTGGGATATAATGAGACACGGTAGCGTTCTTAAAGTTCAGGACCTCTTTATCCGTAGGAGCCTGTTCAACTGTAGGGTCAAATTCCCCATTTAACTGATCAAAAAAAGATATTGAAGCATTAGCTGTGGCTAAAGCATTAGGCCCAAAATTAACTGAATAAGAAGTTAAGTAACCGCTGTCAAAATTTAAACCGCCAAAATTGCCAGAAATAACCTGACTCGCAGTGAAGGGCATCTCCGCTTGACCTGTTATAAAACTTTTAAAATAGTCCACCCCAGTTAAGTAATAGTTAAACGAAAGGGTGCCTCCCACACCGTTAGTTGCCCTAAAATCAGCGGTGTGCCTCTGTGTTATATTGTAGTTGGGTTGTAAGTTGGTTTGTAAAGAAATTTGAGCGTCGGAAGCTAAAATTTCATTTCCGTTTACCTGTAATTTAGAATTATTGGCAGTATAAAACACATTAATAAACCGCGGTTAAGGATTTTTGAGTTCTGATAATATCATCTAATCCCACACTTGCTGAAGTGCTAATTTGCTTTGCATCTTTAACCCTTACCTTCATACCTAGAGTACCGGCCCCGGCCAACCCTTTTATTTCAAGATTGTAACTAGCCGCAGTTTCATCAAATTTTAATCCAGAGTTGAAAAGGTCTTCAGAAACGTTTAAAGATTCAGAAGCGTTTGTATAAAATGTTGTGGTGGGAAATTCTTGACCAATTTTATAAATTGGGTTATGATTAAAACTTATAGAATAATCTGCACTATAAATTGTTGCAGTGGCGGGATTTTCGGCAGTAGTGTCATCATACAACTTTGTATTTAAAGCTGCTGGCATAGTTGTAAACCTACCATGAGCAATACCTGTTGTAACTGTACTTGCTTCAGTTCCACCTATACCAACTCCAGCACTAATACCGCTCAATCTCCCACTAACAGGCAGCTGCGTACCTGACCCAAAAAGAGTGAATGCTGCGCTAGAAGAGGAAATGCTATTAGCCGTAGTATTAAAACTGTAAGAATTAAGAAAACCAACGCCACTTACTCCTGCGCATTTTACAATAACTCCGCTGGCCTCAGAATCTGTTGAATTTTTAATTGCATCTGCTAGGTAGTTAATAATATTACCCTGAGTAGATGTAGAAACTCCCACTATAGAATCAAAATTTCCTGTTATTGTGGTTAAGAAATTAAAAGACATGTCTCCAGCTCTTGCTGCCGAAGGAAACTGGCCGATAGGCCCTTTTTTACCAACAGAATAGATAGGGGACTGAGAGTTATTGAAGTTTATGCTACAGTCAGTCGCTATCAGGGTTTCCCTGTAGGTACCCACCTGAATTTCAACCGGAGCCTTATCGTAAAATATTCTTGCCATAACCTTTTTTGATATTACACTATTTTTACCTTAAAATGAAAGATCTTAAATTAAAATCAACGGTAGCGTTTGAATTGTTACTTCCATTAAAGGACTCCGAGGATAACAACATGTTATCAAAAGAGTACCTAATTAATATATTGTGAGAATTGTTTTCTTTCAAAGTTATTATTGTATTTTTGAAAACTGTTTCGCCGGGGCTCAGGCGCATATTTTTTATTTCGTAATCATCAGCTTCAATTTGAAAATTTACATTAACTTCGATTGGTGTGCCAGCGATTACTCCAGTAGGCTGGTCGATACCTATTGCATATAAAGGAATTCTAGGTGTGGCAATATTTACATTAAAAGAATTTACTCGGTTGGTTGTAAAAGTGTCTAGATTAATTTCCATAGACCCATAACTTGCTATATTAAGGTTTGGGCTCGTTACTCCATCATTATACTGCTGCCACGAATCAAATTTAGCTCCGGTGCCAAAATTGCCATAAATAACTGCACTTGTTGAGCTTTGAGGTATTTCTCCAATTCCACAACTAACAGAGTAAGTCTCCAAGTATCCCTCTGTAAAATAGAACTTTTTAGTCCCATGGTCTATAATTCCGCTAAAAGGAAACTGACCTGTATAATTTTGGAGCGGGTCTCGGGACTTATAACTGCTAAATTCATCAGGATTTGGTAAAAAATGAGTCATTAAGGTGTTTACCTGCAAAGAAGCCTGCTGTGGCCCCTCTGGATAATACCCAAAAGAACTGTGAGGATCTGCTGAAATCTCAGGCTTTACGCCCAATCCTATTACTGGTTTGGCTACAGAGCTATAAGAAGCCGATAAGGATTGAATTCCTTCTATTCCGCTACCGTTGATTGTGAGCTTTTCAGCTTCCCTTGTAATTCTACCTAACATTACCTTATCTTTATTTTACACTCTTTTTTCAGTGTATTATAATAATAAAGGTACAAGGAAAATGGCAACTGACAGCATATACGATATTGACCTACACAGACTGAATAGGACTTACGCTAAAAACGACATAGTTTTAGTGCAAGAACTACTAAGACCCTCCGGTTTAATACCCAAAACGGTAAAGTATTATTACGCTTTAAAGGCTGTGCCACTAAACACAGCTGTTACAAATACTGAGTTCTGGGGAGGGTATACAGAGCATTTAGGCAATTCAGAAATTGCAGGAGCGCAAAAAGTGCCTCAGTTCATCTGGATTCCTTCTTACAATGCTACCACCAATTTTCAACCAAAAACCAACACAGTAGTTTTTCAAAACGGTTACGAACAACGAATTCCAGATGGAATAAACAACTCCCTAATGAAACTCGATGTTTCTTTTGACATGAGAACAGACAAGGAGACTAAAGCAATAATGCACTTTTTAAGAGCCCGAAAAGGGGTTGAAAGTTTTGTTGTCCAGCATCTACCCGCAGTATACGCCGACGGAGGCTATAAAAAAAGGTTCTACTGCTCTAACTTTTCTTCGTCTTTTGCTTTTGTTGACAACCATAGTATTAAAGCATCTTTCGTAGAAACCAATAATTAAAATGCCAGATTACGACACAAGAAACGCAGCTCAAAGTAGAAACTCTATAAGGTCTCTAAATGCGGAGCTATCTAACTTAACCCCTTCTTCCATCATAACCTTATTCGAAATCGATATTCGGTCATTAGCAAAAGATTTAAGCATAGATCTAGAAAAAGACGCCCAAGAACTAGGGTTAACAGACAGATCACAAGTTGAAGGAGGTATTCTAAGGTTTCACAATAATATAAAAGTTTTCAATTCTTATATCACTTGGCAAGGTAAAGCTTTCTTCCCGGCGCCGATTATGGCTGAAGGTTTTGAATCCACAACTAAAGGCAGTACCCCACAACCTACTCTTAGTTTAGCGACCAATACAGAAGACGGAATCAGTCAATTAAATTTCTTAAAATATCAAATAAGAAAAATGGGAGATATTGTAGGAGCAAAAGTGACAAGAAAGAGGACCTTTGCAAAATATTTGGACTCGTCTAACTTTGGAATTAGCAAGGAAGCCGCAATCGGAGCGCATACCAATTCTTTACCTGACGGATATGAACCTGACCCGTTTGCTTACCTACCAAGCGATGTTTATTTCATAGAAAGAAAACAAACGGAGAATAAAGCAAATTTGGTATATCAATTAAGCTCTGTATTAGACTTGGAAAATATCAAACTTCCAAAAAGAACAATACTAGCCGATAAATGCTCTTGGCAATATAGAGGTTTAGGCTGTTGGTATCAGCATCCGTACAACGATCCTGAACTTGAAAAATGGGAAAAGTATATAAACGGCGAAGCTGATGGTGAAAATCTACCCTTACTAGAAAGAGCTGGTCTCGATACTCTTAGAGCAGATGGAAAAACCGACCAAGAAAATGACAATATTAAAAATATAGGGATGTTAAAGAATGCTCCCCCCGCTGCCACTGACGCAGATCTAAGTATATGGAGGGAGGCTGGAAATCAAACTATAGCTGCAGAAAATTTTCATAAAAAAGATAAAGGCCTTTACAGTGCTAACGAAGATTACGATCCCGGCAACTATGTATATACCGTAGATGAAACCACAAAAGTAAAATACTACTTTGTCTGCAGGAGAACCTTAAAACAAAGAGACGGAGGGACCCCAAAACCCCCACCTAACAAGAATTTTTGGGCTGCTGATCAATGTTCTAAAACACTTCAGGGATGTCGCTTAAGATGGGGAGCTACAAAAAGCGCCCTTTACCCTCAGGGCGGATCAGTCAATATCAACAAAGGCGGCTGCGAAATACCAGCAGGTGAATTACCTTTCGGAGGGTTCCCTGCGGCCAAGAAAATTTCAAGAGGTGGATAATTTATGTTATTTTTAGAAAAAATTAAAGAGAAAATAAAGTCATTTTCCTTAGATGAACAACCTAAGGAAGCGTGTGGATTTGTTTTCGAAAAAAATAACGAGATAGACGTTTTCCCGTGCAAAAATTTCTCAGAAAATCCTAATAATAATTTTTCCATATCCCCTAAAGATTATCTTAAAGCTGGGAGGTTAGGTAAAATAATTGCAGTATATCACTCCCATACAGATGGAACAAAAGACTTCTCTTCTTATGATTTAATAAATAGCTTAGGACACTCATTAATTTTTATTCTCTACAACGTAACAGAAGACTCCTTTTCTATATTTGACCCAAAAAAAGAAAAAACATATATATGCAATGAGCCTTTTAAGATGGGAATTTCAGACTGTTACAATTTTGTAGTGAACTACTACAATAATTTAAACATAACCCTAGAGGACCCTGAAACTGGCAGAAAAGAAAACTGGTACGAAGTCAAACCCAACCTAATAGAAGAGATAGTAGAAACTAATTTAAACACTAAAGAGAACTGGTTTAAAATAGATAACTTTTCCCAAGCTAAAAAGCACGACATACTTCTTTTTAAAATGCTTCCGGGCAGACTTGGAAATCATGTTGGCATTTATTTAGGGGACAATTCTATGATCCATAGACCTAGAAATAGAGACGTGACTATAGAAAAAATGTCGAATAAAAGAATTAGTAAAATTTACAAAATATACAGAAATGAGCAATTTAACTAGCATTAAAATACACGGTATACTTGGCGAGCAGATAGGTAAATCGGAATGGAGTTTATCGGTGTCCAGTGTTGATGAGGCGATTCGGGCAATCGAGTCTAATTGCAGAAAGCTGTACAAACACCTTATAGAAAACGATAAGAAAAATATAAAATACAGAGTCTTAATAAACGAAAAAGACATTTCTTACGATGAAAGTAAGGATATAAACACGCTAGAAGGCCTTGCGTCTTCAGAGTTAATAGTTAAAAAATCTAATTTAGAAACAATTGATATTGTGCCTGTAATTGAAGGGGCCTCAGATTGGATTCCGGTCATTGTAGGTATTGGTTTAATGGCAACCGGAGTGGGTATGGCAGGAGGTTTCGGCGCGTTAATGCAAGGAGGTAACTTTATGGCTCAAGCGGTCTTTATGGGCGGTGTTGGCCTTGTAGCGGCAGGTATTACAAATTTGCTTACTCCGATGCCAAAATTTGGAGATTTTAGAGAAATAGAGCAGCAAGGAGGTAAGTCTTACTTGTTCAATGGTCCTGAAAACACAATTAGGGAAGGAGGGCCAGTTTTTGTTGGCTACGGTAGACTTTTAGTTGGTAGTCATGTAATTCAATCAAGCTCCGACGTGGTGGATGTCGACGCAGGAGTTAATTTTAACAGTCACTGGGGAAGAACAGATTACGGATTGAAATACAACGTACCTCAAGCAGTAAATCCATCAAACTGGAATGGCTAAAATGAAGAAAAAATTAATCGAAACAATAAGTAGTCCAAATATAATATTTTGGTTTTACCTTATCTATTTAATAGTTTTAGGAGGCGACGCTAACTCTCCTGCCAGCGGCTTGGAACCTATGTTAGGCATCAGCTTTGGTGGTAAAAAACAAAAGAAGAAGGCCCGACCAACAGTGACAGACGTTGCAGCTGTTAAGGTTGACGGAGATCCCGTTACTTCAAGAGGTTATGCAGAGGTAGTAGATTTAATATCCGAAGGGCCTATTGAAGGCCTCGTAAGCGGGGAGTATGTTTTTACAAAAAATGATAATGTTACTGGTTATTATAGGTCTGAGTTTACTCACTACACAGCTACAGGAATAGACCCCACAGATTCAGAACAGTCTCAAAATTTAGGCTTTCTCAGATCTATCTATTGGAACGAAATCCCGATAGTAGACGATAGCTCTTTTTATAATTTTTCTTCAGTTAACGTAAGTTATACGATAGGTAATCCTACAGGAAACACACCTAAACTAGACTCCACTAACTTACCTCTTTACGCCAACATGACTGATACCGATATTTTAGATTTAAGTATATCCAGAAATATTGGAGAGAGACTATATGGACCAGAAGTAAAAGGAGGAGATCTTTTACCGACAGCAGAAAGACAAGCAACCCTAAGAGGACCTATAGACAAATACGCTAAAACTTATACTATTTTAAATAAACAGTGCAGCGAGTTAATAGTAAATATTAAAGTCCCGTCAATGGTAGAGCAAATACAAGCGGGGCCTAAAATGTACAAAAAGAAACGCAGTCCCCAGCCTGTTGGGTACGGAGACACTAAAGCCAGAAGTATTGATTACAGTATATATTATCAACCTATTTTTGACGAAAGGTTTTCCCAGAACAAAACTAGCAGCAACGCTGGGGGACATTATTCATCTTCTAATTGGGAGTTAGGTAAGAAAGAGACTATTCAAGGTAAAGTTGACGAGGCTTATATAAGATCATCAAGAATTGATTTATCTGAAGCGGGGTTTCAAGATAAAAAGGGCTTTCAAGGCTGGAATATCCGCATAGTAAGAACCACACCAGAATCTTTGAGTTCGTTTCTGAGGCATCAATCATTTGTGGATTCTATTGTAGAGGTTTATGGAACTAAATTGAGATACCCCTACTCTTCCATGGTATACTCTCAGTTTGACGCCAGATCTTTTTCACGCGTTCCAAGTAGGGCTTACGACACTAAATTGTTGAAAGTAAAAGTCCCTAACAATTACAACCCAATTATAAAAAGCTACGGAACTAGCGCTGGGGGCATGGGAACTAAAGTACAAGGGATAGCAGTGGGCACAGCCACAAACTCAAACACCCTAGATAACGGAAAAACATGGAGCAGGCTAAGCTCCAACGCAACCGTAGAATGGAATGGAGAGTTTAATAAGGATAAAGTGTGGACAGATAATCCTGCTTGGTGTTTTTATGACTTAATAACCAATCCAATATACGGACTGGGTGACTACATATCTCCCAACCAAATAGATAAATGGGTGCTTTATGAGATTGCCCAATACTGTGATGAGCTAGTTGATGATACATACGGAGGGTTTGAGCCACGGTTCACAATTAACTATATCATAACGTCCAGAGAAGAAGCTTATAAAGTTTTAAATGATTTATCATCTGTATTTCGCGGTATATGCTACTATACGAATGGAAGTATTTTTTCCACACAGGATAAATTTAAGTCTGCTGTTCACTCTTTCAATAACACAAATGTTGTTGATGGTAACTTTACGTATTCCAGCTCAGCCAAAAAAGCTCGCCATACTGTTGCGGTAGTTAGATACAACGATAAGAGAAACTGGTATCAACCCGCTATAGAATACATGGAAGATGAAGAAGCCGTTAAAAGATACGGGATAAGAGAGCTTGAAACTACAGCCTTAGGCTGCACAAGCCGAGGACAAGCCCGAAGATTTGCAAAATGGATTATAGCAAGTGAATCCCAAGAAACAGAGACGGTATCTTTCCAAGCTGGACTTGAAGGAGCTTATCTACGACCCGGGGATGTAGTAACTATATACGATAATAACAGAAACCCGCTAAAATACAGCGGAAGGACAAATGCGGTAACTCCGCTTACTGTTGCTCGAGGTACAGTGCTTGATGAAAATCAAATTGTCGCTGCAGCAAGGTCAACTGTAAACAGTGTAGTTTTAGATCAATCCGTAGATTTGGAAAAAAATAAAAAGTATAAATTTTCTATTTTAACTCCGACTTACGACTACTCAAATGAAAACGTAGGAAATAGCACAGAGCTGGATGGAGTAAGAAGAACTCAAATCCAGTCATTAGCTTTTAATGGCTCAGATGCTGAATCCATAACCGGAGAAGCTGGCTCATTCAGATCTGATTTTAGGATTAGCGGAAGCGGTGTTTGCACAAAAATTTATTTTAATTCAGGTATGATTTTAGAAGACCCTGCTATTCAGGGCGCGGATACCTTTAACGCAGATGCTGGTAACGTAGCTGCTGGATATACCGGAAATCAATTAAATTTTGTTGATTATGTAATTACGGGGTATGACAATAACGCTGTTACAGTAGGAAGAGAAGTAAACGGAGATAGAACTACCGACAGTTTTCCATACTCTGGCGGATATTTCTCTGGTCAAAATCTGGTCTGGTCAATAGAACCGTTAATAAAAGATGACCCTGACTCTATAAACAATACCTCTTCTACCTATAGAATAGTAAACATAAAAGAAGGGCAAGGAGGAACCCATGACATTTCTGCATTGTCTTACTCTACAGGAAAGTATTCAGAGGTGGACAGTGTTAGCGCCTCAAATGTATCTTTAGATAGTGACTTGATATACTTTCCCGTTTCGCAAATTAAAAATTTCGCAGGAGATTTAAAAACTTATTTCTCCAACTACCCTGAGCAAAATTATTTACCTACCACCACTCCCTCTAATGGAGTTACTCAAAGTAATACTAATTTGATTGAAGTAAAAGCTGACACCGCTTATGTTGAAGGCGGTAGCCTTAATGCTGATACAAATTATCAGACTCTTTTAATTGATTTTAGCGCCGCTGGATTTAGGAATGGCATAAACTCAGTTAACGCAACTGACAATAGCCAGCCCTCAGACTCCGTAAACTTAAAGAGAACAGATCAACAGATTAGTTATTCTATTAGTATTATAACTAGCGGAGATCCTCAAATCCTAAACAATTGGACAGCAAACGGAAACCCTAGGGTGAGATACCCCGCTGGAGGGGGCACAGCCCAATATAATGTTGGGTATTTAGTTGATCCCGTCTACTACAACGACATAAGAGAAAATGAAGTAAAAATAATAACCTATGAAGAAGCAATAGCTGACAATGGGTATTTTAACTTAATCTCAGACTCTAGTGAATCTGAAGATGTATTAGAACAGTACAAACGGTTAAATTACGAAACCTTGATTACGGAAGCAAAAGTAACGTATGTTGTTATTTACCCAATATCAGATATGGGCACTATAGGATACGGCCTGATGTCAGCGTTAGACTTAACAAGCTCGACATCTTTTAAAAGCTCAGTTGCTGCTTTGAATTTAAATCAGTTAAAAGTTTTGGACGAGGAAGGTTTAGCGGTTGGGGATAGTCAATCCATGTTTTCCATAGAAGAACAAGAGCCTTCATTCCAGTGGAAAATAAGCGCAGAATCATCTATATACAATAGACCTGAAGAAGAATCGCCAATATACAAACAATACCCATTAACGTTTAACTCTAGCCAAATAAATTACAGAATTACGGTAAGGAAACCAAGCAAACCGGATACCCCAAATGCGCCTAATGAGCATATTTATTTTGAATTCACTGGATACAATGACCCAGCAGCAGAGCCTAGTTTCACTTTAACAAGCGACGTTAACAACCCTGACGTAATATCTGATTTAAGAGGAAATTCTGCTGTATTCCCGGCTTCTATCGGAAACACTCTTGGGCAAAAATATGAAAACGTAGGACCTGACGAAAAATCTACTTTTTACAAAGTTCCATCAAGCGGGCTTGTAGTAAGGGATTCTAACGAATACCCGCTTAGAAAATTTGATTTAGTGGTAGAACCTCAAGATCAGTTTGGCACCACTGCTGCTGATAATCCAGTTTATGCCAACACTATTGGGCCTGACGGAGAAAAGTTTATTGATAGCTCAGTCGGCGAAGGTGATGATAACTTTTTAATGGGCGGCGCCTATGATTTAATAGGAGTAAATATAGAGCCCCCTAGCGGAATGTTTTTTGCAATCGATCCCCTACCTGACAGAGAGGGATCTGTACGTTACCTCACAAACAGAAATGCCGCAGAGAATAACTACCCGTACCTAGCTTCTATTAAGTTAATTAGAGATTCTCTTGAAGTCGGGATTGCTCCTGTTACTACCCTTGCGGGTGATACCACAGTAGACGAAGAAACTTTTGACAGATTCTTTAATAATATTGAGGGAGTGGTTTTTTATTATACCACAGGAGATAATTCACAAGTATTTGACAGTGAGTCGGATAGGCAATCTTCCTCAAACCTAGCTCCAGACTTTAAATTAAATATAAAAGCCACAAAAGAAAACGGAGATGCTATAGCTAAAACAGATGAAAATATAAAAAATAATAGAACTAGCCAGATAGCAGCCGATGGGACCGCATTTGATGGACTGGTAACCATAGATTCAAGTTACGCAAGTCATCAAGGAGCCGGAGATGGACAGGGTAATAATCCAAAACCCTATCTAATTTATAGGTCTTTTTATGAACTAGGGGATGGAGATAATTTAGAACGCTTTATAATCCCGTTTCCCATAGGTCTAGAAGCGGATAATATTAACATCACAATGGGTTTCTATGACACCCTGTCCTACAACAGAGCTTTTGTTGAAGATGATGATATCATAAGGTTTTCTAGCTACACAGAGGGAAACACTACCTATAAAGTGCCTAAAATATTACAAGATGTGGATATAAACTTCTCGACTCTTCCAAAAAGTTCAGAAACTAAGTATACAGTTGAAGGGGCTTCTCTAGCTGGAGACGCAGAAGGAGCTTTTTTGAACTCTTTGGGAACACCAATATTTATACCTCAATATAATCTAAATAGTTTAGCAGCTTCTTCACTATCAAGCGTAGGCTGGGGAGAGGTAACTATTGCACACACCCCGTTGGAAGCTATTATAACGCAGGTACCAGTGCAATTTAGTAATCTGGCAGAAACAGACAAACCTGACGCCGAAAAATATAAAAATAATGCAGGGCAAGGTCTCGTACCTACGGTACCATTACGAGTGTACCATGGAGGAGGAGAGGTTGTTGAGCAACTTGTTAGCAGAACGGTAGGGGATGTTAAAAAAGTAAGCCCAAATGCTACCCCTACAATGACTAAAGGCATTGTGGATTTAAATGGTATCCAGTGTTATGTTCAGGTAGTATCGGTCAATGAAACAGAAAAGAATGAGTTCAATTACAAAGCAAGGGTTTACGATAAAGGCGATGACGAAAATTTTAGTGTAGGATCTCATATAGGCCATGTAAGAACCTTTATATTATCCGTTCCTTTTTTAAATCAAAACTTAAACCCTGATCTTTATAGTGTTCGCGCAGAAATAGAAGCTCCAAACTCCTCAGGGGGTAAGCGTAATGATACAGGTTTGAGTTATTTAGGGTCGAATACCATTAGTTCCTATGAGGTTCAAAAAAGAGAAGATTCATTTTTGATTATGATCACCCAAAGAAGAGCTCGTTTAAAGAATTATAAATCACTAGGCCTTATTAGTTCAGACCTTGGGGGAATGACTAATGCTGTGTCTGTTGCTCAAGCAGGAGGATTAAGAATAAAATTCGCCGTATATGCGGATTTGGAATAAAATATCAGTATGAAACCTGAGATTTTTCAAGGCTCAATTAAGAAAGGTACAGATCAGTTATTTATAAGCAGTACAAGAAAAGTTTTAACAAAAAATGGCTCAACTATTTTAATTGGTGGAAATCAAGTTCCTTATCAAATAGAGACCAGTGAGATAATTAACCTGAAAAGAAAGTTTACTCGCATTGATAACAATAGCGTATCAGTAAAGGGAAATTTTTTGTACAAAATATCCCCAAATGATGAGGCTCAAATAACCTTTGAAGAGTACGAAGCAGAAAGTATCCAAAGTTTTGAACAAAAAAATAATCATAAATACGAGCTAGGGGAAAAGATTTACGCACAAGGAGGAGTTTCTTCAAGCAGTAATACAAATCTAACCGGAGAATATGCAGAACTGGTTGTTAAAAAAGTAGACGACAAGGGAAAAATCTTAAATTTATCAATTAACTCGCCGGGTAAGTATATTTATCCTCCCGAAAATCCAGTGCAGGTAATGAATAGTCATGGAGAAGTTATTGAAGTTGACTTTGATTTTACCGAATCTATTTCAGCCTCGATATTGCAAAAAACTGTAAGCCAAGTAATATATAAAGATGGGCAAACAATAATTAACTTTAATTACAGTCTCCCGCCGAAAGTTGACTCTGGTGATATCTCGCTAAAGAAACAAATTGTTTATCTAAATAAAGGTTTTAATTTTGGCTCGTTGGAAAACGCGATTTGCGAGATTAGCTTTGACTTATCGCCTTTATTAAAAATACCTATGATTCCTTCTGAGGCGGTGCAGACCAATACCATGTACAACCAAGGTATAAAAATCCTAGAAGAAAAAATCCTAGAGCTCGAAAAGAGAATTTCTAATGTTGAGAATATGAATTTTTAATTTGTTAAAAGCCCACCGGGTCTTTGCTGCTTGACAATTTCTTCCAAAACCATTCCCTGAATGATCTCACCGAACTTGGCGTTACTCTGAGCTTCTCCCTGATCGTCTCTGTCGCTTCCGCTGGCTTGAGCAGTTGTGACTCCAGATTCTACTTCAGCTTTACCCTTCTTATCAATACTGATATTTATCTTAACGTTATTAGTGGTATTACCGCCGTTATTGACCGTAGAACCGCCTCCTCCGCCGCCAACTAAACCGCCAGAAGCGTAACCGGGGACATTTCCGCGATTAAGCTCTGTCATGAAGCCTACGCCGTGAGTACGGACTGCTTGAGGGCTCATTATATACTCTCCACCCATTACTTTAGCCAGCCCCCCATTAGCGTTATCTCCTCCTATCCCGGGGTAATTTGACGGATAACTGCGTGATGCTCCCGTGGTAGCGCTAAAGGAGCCAGTTGTACCACCATAACCCAGAGGGTAACTGCTACTTGCTCCTGTTGATGGATCAAAATCCACGTCTATTGCTGCTGGAGAATCAGGCTTACCCATTGACATTAGCTTCGCTCCACCTATTAACATAGCTGCGTTCACAAATGCACCCATAGTTCTTGCTCTTTTTTGATCTTTGACCGCTTGTATTTGAGCCTTTCTGCTAGCTTTTTCCCCAGCTACATAATTAAGATACGAACCCAATCTTTGTTCCTTCTCAAACATTCTTGCTGTTTGCGGGTCTCCTTCTGATAGCCTGCCCATTAAAGATAAACTGTCACTCACTTCAAATCTTCCTTCAGTAGGTCTAGCTCTTTCACTAATAAGCCTACCTGTTTTTGGATCTCTTGTATAATATACAAAACCTTTAGCCAGTGAAGTACTCGCAGACCTTGGTCCTCCTCCAATGGAATCGACTTGGCCAGCGTCTATATCCGCACCACCTAAATAACCCAACTCATTTCTGCCCTTACCATAGTTTTGCATACGAATAGGTTTATCTGGACCGTCGGCCATTGCTGCCCCAATTATACCTGAAGCAGCTCCTGACCCTAAAGCCAACATACCCATAGCGCCCATACCGGGTCCCGCTTGGCCGCCGTTAGCATATCCATTAATAGCGTTTAAAGTTCCTACTCCTATTTTATTAACAGCAGATTTTTTAATCACAAATTCCCCGCCAGACATTTTTGTCAACACGTCATCTTTGTAACCAGAACCCCCTGTAACTAAACCACCACCAGCGTATCCTCTTACATAACCTCCTTGAGCAAAAGCTCCGGGAGAATTACCTGCAAACATTTTGGAGAACATCATGTTGGCAAATATCTGACTAGACATTTGGTTAATTGAATTAAGAATGCTTTGGGCCATATTAGCCAAAGCACCTTGCACAGTTGTTGCTCCGGTAGATATAGATTGAAACGCTTGAGCGAAAGAGGACTTCATAGTCCCAGCTACGTCTTGGACCCCGCTTCTAAAATCCCTAAACGCGTCAACCTGATTGTAAGCCATTTCATTTCTAAATGTTTGGCCCATAACCCCGCCGACATCAACGCTACCTATACCGTAAGCGGCAATTTGATCATCTATTGACCCTTGATAAGTTCTAGCTACATCTTTTGCCGACATTTGACCACGCTTCGCTCTTCTCTTCGCGTCATCAACACTTTGCTTAGATAGTATAGCTTGAGTTATTCTTATTTCCCTTTGTTTTTCAGTATTCAGTATGCGAGATAACCTTAACGCTTCTTTATCAGCTTCGTTTTTCTCCTTATTAATATTTTTTGAATCTGTAAGAGCGTTTGTTGCGTTGTCTCCCGCGGTTTTAAAATCTTCTCCAATTTTTTGGAAATTAGGAAGAACAGCCTCTAAAAGCTTTAAAGTAAAATCATCTTGGGGAAGTTTAGGACCCATTATACCACGTATTCGAGTCACTTCGTCCTCCATCTCTTTTGGGGACATCGTTAATACTCTATCAAACGCTCTACTTACAGATTTTTGCTGAGACACGCCCAAATTATTATCCATAAGATAAGATGTGCGTAGAGCATTAGCGCTAACGAAAGCTTTGCTTTCAGCTTCTCTTTTTGAAGCTTTGGCGATATTCATATCTTGCTCAAATCTTCTCTCTGCTTCCGCGTCTGCTAACTTTTTAGTTTCATCAGAAAGCCCTATAGTGTCTTTGGTAGCCCGAGCTATAGCCGTTGCGTATTGCATTTGTTGCGCCGCCAACTTATTTGCTGCTTGAGCCTCTCTTTTTAAATCAATACTAGAGCGAGCTTGTCCTCTGGCCATACGCTGAGCGCTGAAACCTCTTCTTGAGGATCCTCTTATAGCGGCGCCTAAATCGGGACCGGGTCCAGAATCTTTTCTTATAGTAGCTGCCCTTGCGGCCTCTAACATCTCAGGACCATACATGCCCCCTTGTTCAAACATGGATTGAAATGCAAAACGTGCCCCTACTGTTGTAGCTAGATCGCCATGCTTCCGGCTGAACCTGCCCAGTGGGGTTTTATCGGTTATTCCAGATTTATATTCTTTTACGTTAAAGCTCCTATCAAAAGCAAAAGCTTTTTCAAAACCTTTAGCGAGCCCCCCTTTACCTATTGCTGGATTTTCCAATAAAGCAAGAAAAGCCCCTATCCCCTCCTGAACCTTACCATCCTTTACGAGCTTACTTATAGCTTCTAATTCAGTTAGCCCAGTTGTTCCTCTCATTTTCGTTACTGGGCCAGCGCCTGTAAGTGGTGCCGTTGCTATTTCCGCGCCACCCTTAGCTCCTATTAAAGTATTAAGCAAAAATTGAGCCTGACCTTTTTTATTAGGGTCGCCTACGGTCTTCATTATCCTTTCGGTTGCGAAGTCGAGATGCCTATAACGACCTGTATCTTCTTCCTTTGTTAATCCCGCGAACCCTCCTTCTTCATTTACAAACCCTTGTAACCCTAACGCAGCTTGAGTTTGACCCTGTATTTGGGATAATTGCTGACGCGAACCCCTTAAGAATTCAGCGCTAACGTTTCCTTTGGCAATAGCAGCGCCAGCAGTAGGTAAAGTCTTTTTCAAATCTGCCGCTAACGACGCAAAAATAGGATTTGCCCCCTCTTTTTTCGCCTCTTTTTCAAGAAAGTTCAAAGCTTCTACCCGCTCTGTTTCAATTTCCATGAGCTTGTTCATTCTTTCTTCAACAGTCATAGAATCATAATTACCAAGAGCGTCTACAGCTCCTAGAATTTTACCTAAGCTTTCGTTTATAATACCTGTAGATTTAGCTAGCGCTTCTGCAACCTGTTCAGTATTATCTTTAAAAAGGATCATTATGTCACCAATAGAAGAAAGAGCGCCTACAGCCGCCCCTACGGCTGCCCCTAATGGCGCCGCAGGCCCTGCAAGAGCCGCTCCAGTCATTGTCATCATTCCCATATTTGCTGCGATTCTGCCTCCCGCGGCTACTTGATCGCCCATCATAGAGGTACTACCAGTTAAAGCTGTATAAGCTGCAAATCCACCCATTGAAGCCATCTCTGGCCTATCTCGTATTCCTTGCATTATCTTAGCCATACGGCCAGTATTTTCTGCAGTTTCGGTAGTTGCTTTATCAACTTTCTTTTGTGCAGGACGGTAAGGTCCCAAAGGTCTTGGTTGATTAAGGATACGCGTAGGCACCATAAAGTTAGGCACAAAACCCTCAGCAGCACCATGCCCGCGAGGATTAATACCCATATTCCTTGATCGACGAATACCCTGATTCAAACCCATTGGCTCATCTATAGTATTGTAAACTCCAAGGCCACGAGGATTTCCCGGCCCACGAAGAGATGAGCTAGAACCCACTCTAATTGCAGAAGCAGGAACTCCTGCCGCCATTTCTCTTCCTATGGAATTAGAAAGAGGGCTAAAGTTAGGAACAAAGCCAGCTGCAGCGCTTTTTGTAAATTGTCCATATTTACCTGCCGCAAGATCTGTTAGTAATTTTATTCCAGTTTTCTTAGTCACAGGATCATTAAAGTATTTCTTAGGCATTTCCCCACCCTTAGCTGCCTCAAGTCTTCTTTTAGCATCTATACGAGTGATAGGAACACCAAAAATTCTAGACATCGCGTCAGTTGGTTTTCCGCCTGCTTCGAAATCAAAAGCAGCCCCGGGAGTGGCTTGCGCTGCTTTCATCGACATACGCATAGCCTCTTCAAAAATGCCCCCCTCAGTTCCGGGGTCTAAACGACCCATTCTTCCGGGCATGCCCTCTATCCCCATTTTTCTCATCATGGTTTTAGAGAGACCGGACATACCCTTTTTCAAATTCAAGTCTAAATCATTTGCAAACAACTGTTCCGCAGTCGCATCTGCACTAGGAGATTGAAAACTTTTTGCTCTTATGCCTCTTAGGACGACACGCGCTTTGTCTTTAGCAAGCTTTTTACCTATAGGGGTATTCCTTAAGCCAGCTAAACTCGCAACATTTGCTGGAGCATCAAAGGTAGTCGTTCTTTTTTCGTCATAACCTAACAATACTCCTATATCATTCGCCGGAATCGTATAAGTGGCTTCTTTGTTTCCGATGCCTCTTTTTCTACTAACGGTAGCCCAAGGGCTAGATTTTGGAGCGAAATTAGGTACAAATCCACCAGCAGCGTAAGGGTTAAAACCGTGTGCTGCGCCGAAAGCTGATTTGTAAGCAGCTCCAGCAGGGCTTCCCTTTGGTGGCATGATAGCTTTCTGAGCCATCCCCGGAAACTGCCTAACGGTCTCGGCAGAATTATACATCATAGTGCCAGCCCCGGGCTGTCTCATCGTCTTAATGGCTCCCGCAGTATATCCTCCGGCAGCTGCCGCGGCTCTCTCAGTATTTGGGTTAGCAAAGTTAGGGACAAATCCACCAGCGGCCCCGGGGCCACCTCTCATAAAAGCTCTACCACTTGATCCAACTCGAGCCCCTCTCCCATACATAGATGTAGCTAAAGCTCCTCCGTAACCTGATAAAGCTTTTCTCTCTGCCTGCTGTTGTCTTATCGTATTTAAAATTTGTTTTTCGACAGTTAGGACATCCAACGTTCCCGCTTTTACTCTTTGTAAAAGAGCTGGCTCTTTAGCTATGGTAGCGACTACAACCTCCTCTAACGCCGCTCTTTGTTTAGTTGCAGTATTGAGCCCTACAATATCTTTTAAAGCCTGTGAGGCAAATTTACCCAAACTCAAAGCTAGCTTACCAAACACTGCAGTTGCTAAAACCAAGCCGGGGCCTGATATAAAACTTCCAATCCCCTTGATCAAACCTTTACCTATAGTCTGACCAAACCCTTCCATGGCACCCCCTTTGCCAAAGGAGTCAATAGTTGTATTTACTAAACCTAAAATCTTTTCAATTGTTGGCCCAAATAAATCTCCACCTAAAGCTGCTCCAGCTTGTGTTAAATTAGCCAGCGTTCTGTTTACTAACGCGTCTAAACTTTTATTTAACTGCTCGTTTCTTTGATAGGCTTCTGTAGTAGCGGTACTAGCGGTGTTTAAAGCTCTTCCGTAGTTAGAATATTCTGAACTTAAATCTGACAAAGCAGCTCTTAAAACGTTAACTTGGAAAACTCCAGCTACGTTTTCTGCTATGTTAGCTTGTTGTTGCTTACTTAAATTCTGAAATTCTCCGGCTAGATTTCTTAACACGGTAACTGCGTCCAACATGTTTCCTTGCATGTCTTGAGTAGCAACACCTATATTAGCTAATTTTTGCTGAACGTCAGTACGCTGAATGCGCGTAAAGATAGTTTTAAATGCGTTACCAATTACAGCACCACCTCGTGCAGTTTTTTGCTGCACTGCCGTAGTAATTGCTAGTAACTGATCTAAGCTTACTCCCGCGTCAACAGCAGAAGAACCAACTCGGGAAATGGATTTTGCTAAATCTTCTGAACTAACAGCAAAGGCAGCGTCAACTTTTGCCATTTTATTGATAACTTGGGTAGAGGTGACTCCGGCTTTATTGAAAGAGTTTACAGCAGCAGTCAAAGACTTAACAGAATCCGCTGCGTTCATACCTGTCAGTCGGGTAAGGATGAGAGCATCTTTTGTTCTCATCAAAGTCTTTTCCATTCCTAAACCTTGACGAGCAAGCTCTGTCGCTGCTTCTGCTACTGTATCGAAATTTTGTGCAGTGTCTTTAGCAACCTTAAACATGCCCTTTCCGAACTGCTCCAACCTTTTGGTGGATACGTTCATGACCACATTTACATCGGCCATTGCTTTTTCGACTTTGATAGCGGACACTACCATAGCCCTCATAGCCTTCTCAACGTTCATTATAAGACCCGCTGACGCGCCAAAAGCTATAACACGAGCATTAGAAGCTTCTAGGGATTTAGTGAACTCGTCGGCACGAACAGTAGCTTTTGACAAGCCAGTGCCAAGGGCTCTAACTTTATCACCGCCAGCACCGGGACCTCCACTAAAAGCCCGACTCATGGTTTTACCCATTTTATCGAGCTCACGATTCATTTTCTTAATCGTGGCTTCCGCTCTCTTGGCGTTTAATAATAAATCGACTTCTATTTTATCCCTAGCCATATTCCTAAGGGATATTACACTATTTTTACGTTACATTCCGTGAAGTTTCATCATATCTTCCATATTAAGCCTGCCTCCCTTTTCTGCGGCTTTTTTGGCGAGGTTTATAGTCTCATCTGGATTATCCAACCCAAGTCTTTGAAGGTCCTCTTTTGTAGCTCCCACCAAAGAAGTAGCACTACCGTCCTGACCCGCGTTTTTAGACTTTTCAAGGGTTTCTCTCGCGCTTTTAGTAGAGTCAAACCATTCTACAAGCTTTTCGGGATCTTCCTTTACATCATCTGGGACTTTAGTCTCAGAATTTTCCATTAGACTTTTGTAATACCTCCCATATCCAAAAAGTTCTATTTGGTAAAAGGTTAATTGGACGAGAGGTTTGCCAAAAAAAGTAAAAGCGTTATCCTTACAAAGATAAAATAAATTAGTGAAGAACCCTGAAAGAGATATTTTTTTTAAGTTGTCTGAACCAAACTTGTGAGTACTTTTATTGTATATTCCTATCAGTTCGACTAACTCATCTTCTTCTAAGTCTTCAAAATCATCGGTTTTAAAAAGTTTGTCACCATCAGGGCCTAAGATAGCGTTAAACATGTAAAACTCATTGATTCGGCGGGAGGCATAATTCTCAGCACAGAAACCTATTAACTCCTCTTTTTCGGTTTCAAGTTTTGCTAGCTTAAGCTGTTCTTTTTTCATTTGTTCATTGATATTATCAATATGAACTTTAAGAAAAACTTTAGATTTGGAGTTTTTTAACCCCGCTAACATGCTTTTAGACTGAAGGATTTCTTTATTCTTATCCTCCGTCCAAATATTTTCTTTTAATAGGTAATCAACTCGATCTTTTCGCGTTGGAAGCCCTTGATTTATAGCTTTATCAAGAAATAATTTGTTTTTTATATCCAGTTCTGCTGAGTCAAAATTAGTGAAGTGTTTAATTCTTATTTTTCCATGAGATTGAGAATCCACAAGAGTAAACCCTCTAAGAATTTCAGAAAAAATGACCTTTAAACTGGCATCTTCCACACTTTACGACTTCTCCGCTTTCTTAGCTTCTTCTTCTGCGGCTTTGGTTTCTTCTTCGTCAAGCTTTAGAGCTAAGTCAATCATCTCTTGAAACTCTTTTTGACTGTTGGGTCTTCCCACAAACCAAAAACTCACATAATAAGCAACTTTTCTAGCTACAACAAGATCATGAATGTCTTCACCTTCGTCAATTTCGTCGTACCTTTCGATTCTATCGTCAAACGACCCTTCGCCAAAAAAGGGAGCTTCTTTATCGCCCTTTTCTGCATAAGCTAGGTGAAGCATCCACCATAAAATTACTTTGTTTCTAGCGCGGCTTTCTGCGGTTTCCTCATACAGACCATCCTCCATCAATTGAAGGTCGCGAAGAGTCCTCCTAGCTGGCTTCATTTCCTCTTCCAACTCTTTTAGTCTTTTTTTCTGAGCCGCTGTTCTTTTTTTGTCTTCTACATTTAAAATTTTAGTTTGCTCTTTATGAAGCTGCTCTAAAGTACTTAAAGTTTCTTTATATTGTTTATTTTCTTGGTCATTACGAGTCCCTCCGTCGTTGTCAAAGCGTTTTTCAAGCAACGCCTTGGTCAGGAGTCCAGCCTTAATTCCTTCGGCTAATTTAACGCCATAATATAACTCCGCTTCGTCAGTCATAGCGCGAGTTGGGCGTCGTAAAAAATACTTCTTAGGTACGCTTTTCTTTACGTCTTTTGAAGTTGTTACCTCAGTACCATCTTTTTCTTTTTTAACGGTCTCCTCTTTAACAATTTCTTCTCTATCGACAGTAAATTCGTATATACGTTTCATTTTTGTTTATTATTGTTATATTCAATGAATTTATCAAAATAATCCTCCAGCTCACGAATAGTATCGTTGCCTAAATCTAGTATTTTTTTTCGGATTCTTTGATGTTTTTCTTCAGGGATTTTTATCCCATCAGCTTGGAGGTCTTCTAGTATAAAAAAGAATTGTTTATACAGGTTTGTAATTTTCCGCTTTGTTTGAAACGCAAAAAAATTATTGATAATATCCCTATCCGGTCCTTCTTCCTTAGACATGCCTTATACCTTATATCTTACAGTAAAAATACATAAAAGTACAAAAAAAAGCCCCTCATAAGAGGGGCTCTGTGAATTTTTTTAATTATCTTAAGGGTTATGAAAACCGCTCATAAAGACTCCGTGTTCAAACTGATCCGGACCGCCAATCTGAGAACTAAAATCTAATGTTACAGATTTATTAGAACCAATATCAGAGGAAAAAGACTGACTATCCAACTTCATTCCTTTTAGCAGATAATTTAATGCTACATGCTTAACAGCGCCGGGGGCACACTCTGGCTCTTTAATACTAATTCTAGCGTCAAACTTATCGTCGCAATTAATAATGTCAGCAAGAGATCCACTTGTTAAGTCTGAAAGGACAGCATCAACACTCAAGCTTACAGTGATTGGAAAATCAACAGTCCGAGCAAAAGCAAATCTATTGCCTAACTTTTGAATAGGAGATCTACTCAAATCAAAACTTAAAGTATAGCTTTGAATATGAGCATCGCTAATAGAAGCACCTGCATAATCCGGGCTAGCCATATTATTTCCAGCATCTGTGCTTTTAAAAAGAGTTGCAGCAGTGTTACTTGTTGCTGTTTGCTTCGCTAAGCTTAAGGTAATATCGCCGGGACGCAATGTAGTAATTTCGTTCCCCGCGGCTGAATTCGAGTTTGTTTTTGGCACTGGCAGCTCGATAGGTAAAGCAATTTTTTCACCATCTGTAGCGCTTACAGCAGGGTTTTCTCCGGAAATTCTAACCGTATTTCCTCCTGCAACAACTTGCCCAGCCCCAACAAAGTTACCTCCAGTTGGAGCATAGGGCAAATTTACAAAATTCATGTTTTGCCCTTCAACACTGACAGAAACAGTAGGTAATCCACCAACAGCTCCTTCAGTACTGTAAGAACTTAAAAATGCATTGCCAATACCAATAATGCTTGCGCCGTAGCTAAAGTCTCCGGTAGTTACATTTTCATTAGCGTCCTTACCTTCCTTAGTGGTTAGCATGTAGTAATCTTTTTGATAAGCATTACTAGTACTATCAATAATATCACCAATACATGAAGTATACCCAGTAGCTATTACGCCACTTTGCAGCACATTAAAACCTAAACGAGCTTCATTGCTAAAATTAGCTAAATAATAGCTAGTGTCGAATGAAACTGTAGGGCTTTCCGTAACGATTTGGTCAATTGCAGCAAGATTGCCAAATTGATTAACGTCCTGACGAGCTACAGAAAATGAATAGTTGGCGCTTTGCACCCTACTCAACTGCTTGATAGCTCCGGCTCCTCTTTGTTCCGCGTCAAAAGCTACGTCTTGACTGCAGTAAACCGCTTCACTTTGATAAATTACTCTTGTTCTTGCCATTTTATTAATCCTTTAAATTTTTTAATTAATGTTATGAGATCCACTCATAAATATTCCTTTATTTTTCTGTGATGGACCGCCAATCTGAGTTGAGAAGTCCAAAGTTACTGTTTTATTTGAACCTATATCTGACGAAAAGGATTCGCTATCCAACTTTAATCCCTTAACAATGTAATTACAAACAATTGGCTTGGGATCGGTCTCGCAACTTGGGTCTCTCATAGTTACTCTAGCGTCAAAAGAATCATCACAGTTAATAATATCAGCTAGAGAACCAGTTGTAAGATCTGAGACAATAGCGTCTACGCTAAGACTTACGTTAATTGGAAAATCTACCGGTCTCGCAAACGCATATTTAACACCCATTTTTTGAATTGCTGTTCTAGATAAATCAAATCCAATGTTATAGCTTTGGATATGAGCGTCAGCTATACTAGCTCCAGCATAATCAGGAGAAGTTATACGATTAGTTGGTTCAGAAGTATTTTCTCCAGTCGCCGCAAAAGTTATTGCATCACCTGTTTGTTTGGCTAATGTAAGGGTGATGTCTCCGGGGCGTAAAGTTGATATGCTCCCCATGAATTTACCCGAAGCATTTCCAGTAGGAATTGGCAAACAAACAGGATGGCCATATTTAGTTCCATTTACAGGATTAACAGCAGGGGATTCCCCAGAGAGACCTATTAAAGAAGAATTTGCTAAAGCTATGATACCGTTGCCCCCAACGGAGCCTGAAGTTCTGTACCCTTGATTAGTTGCTTTAATATTACCACTTTCTGTAATTATATCTGGCGTGTAAGGCAGGTTTACAAAATTCATATTCTGACCTTCTACGCCAATTGATACGGTAGGCATTCCACCAACAGAACCTTCTGTGGAATAAGATGATAAAAATCCATTTCCAATACCAATAATACTCTCGTAGTTACCAGAATTAGCTAAAGGAACACCGCTGGGACTGTTAAGGTTAGCATCTTTACCTTCTTTAGCAGTTAAAATAAAATAATTTTTTTGGTAAGCGGTTGTTGTGCTGTCTATCAAATTAGTAATCGCAGATTTGTATAGACCGCTAGCTTCTACCGTTTGATCGCCAACTGGATTATCAGCAGCTCCTCCATATTTTGTACCTTCTCCACTTTGAGTCACATAAAGACCCAAGCGATGCTCATTTGTAAAGTCAGCCAAATAATAAGAAGCATCAAGGGAAACAGTGGGGGCTTCTACAATACATTGATCAATCGCAGCTAAATCTCCAAATTGATTAACGTCTTGACGAGTTACATTAAAAGAGTAATTAACGCTTTGAACGCGGTTTAAGTCTTTAATGTTAAAATTATCAGGAGTAGAAGTGACCCCATCCCCTTCTTGGGTACCGGTTTCAGCAACGTTATACGCTACATCTTGGCTGCAATACAGCGCTTCTCCTTGATAAATTACTCTTGTTCTTGCCATTTTAGTTTAATTCCTATTCAAGTTTTCTTATTTTAAATTACATTTAATAGCCCAAAAAGAGAAATAAAATCATCTCTGTTAAGGGATTCTTACTTTACTAATCTCAAAATCGATTAACGTAGAATAGACATTAGGATTAAATTTCCTAACTTCATTCTCTAAAACACGATCAAATCGCGAAATGTTAACCTCTTCCAAGAAGCATTTCTGGCTTTCGTTTTTACTCGAAACTACTGTATTGTAATTGTATTGAGTGCCATTCCTGTAGTATCCAAATTGGTCAAAGGGCATCTCCGAAGCCTCAAATAATGAAAAATACTTTCTTGCCTGATCCCTAAACAGTGACCCAATTGCATCAATTTCAAACTGACTATCTGCTATAACAATAGCTCGAATATCTATAACCGTGCTATCTTGACCGCCAAAAGCAAAAGGGTCGTTAGTGCTTCCGTCATTTTTTATGTAAACAACGGGGTATGTTTTTGTATCAGGCTCGAGTCCCGTCGGAACAACATTTGATATTTTGTTTCTATTTGTATACTGACTTTGGAATAAAATCTCGTCTTCTGTACGGTTTGTGAGAAAAGTGTTAAAGTCTTTTATAGCGAAGCTTCCGGTCACATCCCCGCCCTGCTCTCCTGACCAGTAGGAGCGACCATTGTTATAATCAATAGCATACAAACCAGTTCCAGCGCCTTGGCCAACATTGACCAAATTACTTCCTACATATAGACCCGTGGGTATAGTCGCGCCAGTAATTGAAGCGTCAGAAACGATTTGAGAGTAAGAACTCGCATATGTTTGATATCCAGCAAACTCTTGAGACACGTTATAGAACTGACCTGTAGTGTTTTGATAAGCCTCCCCAACGTTTAGAAGAGTATGGTCAAACCACAGCAAAAAGCTAGATAGTACTTGGTTGTCAAATTGTGCCTTCATTTTAGTTTATTTTTTGCTTTATCCAGTATATTAATTATATAAGGAGTAGGACTAAATTTAATAAAATTAATCTGTCGTTGAGTCTGTAGCGCTACTCCTGACCTGCTATATTTATCGTACAAAAAGCCAGAACCTTTTCTTGGTTGAAATACTGTCTGACTATAATTTGTTATACCTTTTTCCACACCCTGAACCCAACTTTTTGTAGTCCAAGGTAATGGGGTAACTGAGTAAATTTCCATTTTGCTTGGCACTCTTATATCAAACTCGACTTTAAAAGTAGTTTTACTTACCCTGACCACTCTTCCTTTCTTACTCGTTAAGGTAAAAGAGTTTTCTAAAGCGTCCCTTAAAATAGCCACGGGTTGTGAGCCTTTTTCAAAACCCAAAAACCCGTAGAAGTTCCCTCTCCCACCAAGCAATGTGCTACCGGTTCCCTTAGGCCCCTTTTTTATTTCTTTTGTGACTTCGTGCCGGTCAAATTCTCGCAACACCTCTTTTTTTATAGCATCAGCTTTTTTTCTAGCTTCCCTGTTGGCGAACTTTTCTAAATTCTTAGGAACTTCAACAGAAATCTGCTTAAGCAGTCTGTTCATGTCCAACTGACCTCTCTTTGCCATTAAGTCGTCGCCTCCAAATAGTAAACATAGTAGGTCTGCCCTACAAAAAATCTAGCGCCGTCAGAGCTAACTACGTTAAAAAGACTTCCGTTTATTTCAATCGACTCGGTTTTTCCTTTATCGATATAATTTTTACAATCCAGCTCTACTTTAATCCTAACGTCCCCTTTTTCTATCATAACCTTTAACTCGTCTTGATATTCTAAAGGCTGATTCTCTTTATAGTTAATAATCGCACTGAAGGACTGATTAACTGGGGTATAGGTAGTTTGAGTTTTCGGCGCTCCATAACCAGCATAGATGTTTTGGTCTGCGGTTAATGTAACAGTTTTTTTAGGTTCTTTATTGACAATTATAGTACCTTTAAAAGTGTCAAAATGATCAGACAGGGCTGCTTGCAGTCCTGCTAACGCAGATGATGGAATTAAAGACGCCATTATACCCCTATACTATACGGAACCCTATTGTAAGGATAACCGTCATTATTATTTGCGAATTCTCCCCTTACAGTATCGTCCCCAGCAACTTGAACTGGAGAAGCTTTTCTAAGCTTGTAAGCATTAATTAAATCAGTTAGCTCCATATACTCTTCTTTCTTCAAAGCTAGGTATGTTTTACTTAACTCGTTTTTGTTAATTTTTCTGACTCTTGATCCGTCAGATGCGACTTCCACTACGGGATCGGTTGAAGCGGCGCCAATTGTACTACGTATCTGCTTATCGTAATAATGCACAAAATACATTTTTTTCAATATGGACGCTTCCTCAGCTTCAATAGTAACAGAAGCTGGATCACCAAGACCTACAGCGCCTGTAGCTTCGTTAAAAGCTTGAGGGACGTATTCTGAGTTATCAAAACTGCCAGAGAATTCATAGGCCTCTGTTCCGTGGTCGTAAATCTTAAACGCAGTGTTAAGCCTATTATTTAATTCACCAACATTACTGCGGATCCAGAAGGAAATCGCAGGGATAGAAAGAGAAGATGGCTCAGCCAGTTCTCTGTAAATTTCGTCAGCTATGTCTACAATCTTCATCTTTTTTAAAATTACACATCTTTTTCAACCACGAGGCTATCTATATCAGCTCTTTCCCCATAAATCGTGTAGAAACAGTTAATTGTTTCGCCGCCAGCAGCGCCGATTACTATCTCAGTTAATGACTGACTAACTACATATAAATGCTGGAATGAACCTTTTGGCGTGAGTTGAACTGTAACCGTGCCTTCTCGGACAAGGCCAGACCAGTAATCCGGCAAAGTAATCGTATTTGATTGAGTTGTTCCTCTATGGTAAACTCCAAATTCTGGACCTTCTAAGCAGCCATGTTCTAATTTTTTATTTTCTTTAGTTGGGTGGTCAATTAAGAAAGATTTTGAAGAAGCCGAGAAAGATCCATTTACGGTTAGTCTAGAACCCGGATTAGTTGATCCTATTCCAATGTTACCGGTCTGATGGATCCTCATGGCTTCTATCGCGGTGCTACCACTACCGGTATTGTTATAAACAGTAAATGCTATTTCTCCTTCATCTTTGTTTCCGGGGTTGTACCAATCATCACCCGTTATGAAATCAATACTGGCGACCTTATTGGTAGTCCAATATCCTTCCATACCTCCTATTTTCCAATCGGGACCACCGCCTCCTCCTCCAAAATTCTTACATTTAACATAAGATCCATAGCTACTGTTATTACTATTGTAAGTTTCCAAACTTAAAGTAGCTAAATTTGAGCCATCGTAACCTGCAGCTTGGACACTTCTTACATGAAGTCTGTCAGTCGGATTTGTAGTATTAATACCAACGTTTCCATCTGATTTGATTCTAAAGTAATTTTCATAACTAGAAGAAGGGCTCGGGGCTCTGCGGTAGATGCCATAAAAATCTGAAGCGGTCTGAGTATTCCATACTGTATACCAAGATGAAGCGCTTGTCCCAGCGACCCCAACTGTCGGACCAGAATGGCTACTAGAATTAGAGTTTAAGTTTGCCCCCATCCAAATTTGGCAATCTCCATTTCCGCCATAATAAGTCATTCCAATTTCACCTAGAGTAGCTGTATTCCCAAGATAGTTGAAATTAACTCTAGCTCCATCGCGGTTAGCACCAAGTAGCAATCCCGGAACGGTGTCTGCGGTCCTATAAACATGTAAACGGCCAGAGGCAGAAACGGTTCCAACGCCAACACCAGTTGCATTAACAGTCATCTTAGTAGAGCTAGCAATTTGATGGTAAACAGTTGAGCCAGATTGCCCTGAATTAAGGTATATGGCGCTGCTGCCTTGTTGCCTGCTAATAGCAAATGAACTGGCTGAATCATACCCTACCCTTAAAATTGCCGAATCAGTATTACTTCCTGCGCTTTTATAAATGTTAATTTCAGAGCTAGAACTACTATTTTGAACTAATAACTTATTGACGAGTCTAACTTCTCCATCATTTTTAATAGTCATCATGCTCTGAGGTGAGTTAGTATTATCAGTTATAAAATGAAAATCTCCTGTATTTGCAGCAGTTTGATATTGATAAGCGATTCTCCCGTCAGCATTTCTTGCTCTAAAATCTAAGTTGGCGTAAACATTATTATTACTTTGATTGTTGTTGTAAATTAGTAGGCCTTTGCCCGCTGAACCTCCACCTAAACCTTCTGCAGTAACATCAGTAGAAGTGCTTACATATCTGACTTCTAATGTTTTATTTGGAGAATTTGCCCCTACGCCAACACTACCGTTGCTGTTAATGAACATCTTGGAGTCATTATTAATTCTAAAGTCCCAAGAAGTGTCTTTTACGTGTTGAGCTGCCCAAGCTCCATCGCCATCTAGAAAACCTACGGTATGAGCTGCACCACTTCCTTCTTCTGCGTAAACGTAACCCCAAACATCACTATCATTACCCCTTAACCTCAGTGCTAGTGCCCCTGTATTAGCATGAGGAAGAAAATCAAAATTGTCACTTAAGGAATTAACAAACGTCAATGCAGAGTTAGCGCCTCCTTCAATCCACCGAATATAAGCGCGGTTAGAGCCTCCATTTTGCCAACGGATATATGGATTAGCCGAACCACTTAACAGTATTTTTTGGTCGGCTGAACTATAAACCTGTAAAGGTGAGTAAGCTGTGGCTGTACCTATTCCGACGTAACCATTACCTTGGATACGCATTCTTTCTCCAGACGTCCCGGCGCTGTCTGCGAAGAATGAAATATAACCAGTATTATTAGCGCCTGTAGTCCCCGCCTGAATCATTGCTACCTGCCCACCATTATTTTGAAATGATAACGTAGAAACGATATCAGTGGTATTGTTGTTAGCATGCCTTAATACTATTTCTGCCCCTTCGTCATGTGATCCGTCGCTTTGGATATGTAATTTTGCTGATGGACTTGTAGTGTTTATTCCAACATTACCATCAACATTTATGCGGACCTGCTCTGCTCCTTTTGTATAAAAGCGAGTTATTCCGTGGGTAAAATTAGTGTTGTTTTTTACCTGCTGTCCAATTGACAGTATGCCAGTTCCCGCTCCGTAAGTGCCGGGAGCATAGTGAAAATCACAACTTGTATCCCAACTCCAGACCGTTCCCAAAGTAACACGGCATGAGCCACTCGCCCCTCCTGAGCCGCCTATTATCCACAAATTGCCAGCAGTAGACGAGTCGTAACCTAGCAGCCTTGCTGATCCGAAATAAACCGAATTGGAATAAGTGGTAAGTCTTACATCGCCGCCAGCAACATGCAGTCTAAAAGCCGGATCTGTCGTTCCTATGCCGATGTTACCATTAGAATTTATATCAAGAAATCTATTATTGGCATGGTCAGAAATGCTGAAATTAGTATTACTCGTTATGCCAGTTACGTTTTTACCAATCTTCCAATCAGTACCAGAGCTTGCCCCAATGTATATGGCTGAACTTGTAGCCCCGGATGTAACATTTGCAAAATAAGAGGTAACTACTGCTGTGCCATTTGCCCCAAGTGCACCTCTAACATCTAGCCTTGCTGCTGGAGTTCCAGTACCTATACCAACACTACCATCGCTCTTAAATGCAGCTAAAGTGGTGCCCGAGCTATTCTTAACGTACATGTACGTTGTGCTAAATTTTAATCCATCTGATGTTTGCGTTGCTATTCCCATGATTTTAAGTTATTGAATATGAATGTACCCCAAAGAGATCTGTTACCCTAACCACCATTTGAGAAAAACTCCCACTAGAATATGTGTGAGTGATTACTAGCTTTCCAGAATTACTTACATCATTTGCAGATACAGCAATTGAAAAACTGCTGCCTGACAAGCTGCCAATGTTTTCTATTTCATCCCAATGATGAGAGTGATGGTTATTAGACCAAATACCTCTAATATATAAATTATTATATGTACCGCCGTTTGTTTGGTTCGCGGTGATCACTACTTCCGCTTGGAAGTAAGAACCGCAAGTTAAAGTTACTGTGTGATTTGAAAGACTGGTTACTTTATAGACGCTGAGAACATCATCAGCGACTTTCATTAATTTGTTGTTATTGGTTGCAGTTCCCTGTTTTACATCAAGCGTAGCTGCGGGACTAGCTGATGCTATACCAACGTTGCCACTACTATAATCCCAGAACATAATTGTGGAATTATCTGAATAATTATCGTTTAATTTAAGAAGTGAAAGATCATCTGTTCCAGTTGTCCGTCTAAAAGCGAATCGACCTACTCCGTTTCTGTCAATATAAAGCTCTGAGCTATTATAGCCGTTAATTCTGACTCTAGCATCCGCTCCGCTATTTGCTCCCCTTACATGAACTATTGAATCCGCCGATGATTTATAAACCATCAATAAAGAATCGGGATCAGTTGTTCCTATACCAATGTTACCAGCTCTCTTGATCGTCATCCTCTCGGTTAACGTCATATTAGCATCAGCGGAGGCCGACGGGGCGGTTTGAAACACAATGTCACCACCCCTAGTAGCATCTAATTTAAAAGCGATTAACGAGCTTGCTTGGGCACGAGCATGTTTGAGACTAGAATCATAATAAGCATTACTTTGGATGAACGCTTCATTAGAATTAGTTGCAATACGCATAGCAGCCCCACCATTAGAACCGCCGCTACCGTAATCAACCATGAGTTCACCGCTGGCTACAAACAGTTTTGATTTAGGGGCATTTGTCCCTATGCCAACGCTTCCATTATTACATGTGATTGTTTGTGTTTGGCCGTTGGTGCCAAGATAAAGCTTATAAGTTGTTCCTGTACCACCTGCTGTGATAGTAAGATTACTACTATACGTTTGCAGTAGGCTGGTGGACATCCTCATGTCCCAGTTTTGATTGGTTCCACCTACCTGAAGGTAATTACTTAGCCAACTAATTTGAGGAGTACCATTACAGTCTACTGAAAAATCGGCATTACCGCCATTCATGTTGGATTGGTAAGCGGTGTCGCCAATAGCCACCGCACCATTAACAGTTAATTGTGCATTAGTTAATATGCCTCCCCCTATGCCGACACATCCATTACTTAACATTTTGAAGTTATTACCGAAATCAGATCGGTAAGAAAGCGACGCTAAATCATTACCTGTGCCAGAGGCAGTCCCGTCAACCCAAGTCCATCCATCAGCATAAGCGTCATTATAATTATTACTAAACATGCTTTCCACGTACATTTTGACCCAATAACCCGGGGTGCTAAGACAAATACAAACCTTCTTAGTTCCAGACGAGTCCCAATCTTCAGCGGATAGTTGAATAGTGGGTGCCCAGCTGCCAGCAGAACTACAGGTAGCATTATAGAAAGTGCTATTGTAATAATGCCAGCATACCGTCAGGTTAGCTGTCTCCTGATTACCATAAATAAAACCTTTAATATTAACGGTAAAATCAGCGCCACCCAAAGCGAAAGGAATTTTTGTTCTAATTTTAATATTCGGGCTCGCGGCGCTAGAAGCTATATTTAATCCAATTAAACTTAATCTAGCTCCATCACCGAAACTTGCCTCTCCGTTTACAGCTAAAGTGGTTTGAGGACTAGAGTCTAATATCCCAACCTTCCCAGCCCCCGTAACCGTCATGGTAGTTATACTGTTGCTAGAGCCCCTAAAGTAAGTATACCCGCCATTAGCCATAGTTATGTAGTGAGTGCCTGAGTTTTGGTAATTTAAGTGCGTGGTATAAGCCGCTCCGCTCAATATCTGAACCTCACCGTCTGGCTCGACTCTAAACTTATAGCCCCCATTTGCATAAACCCCAAAAGCTATACCCGTACTTCCCGGCTCATCCATTCGCACCAGCAGCCCACTTGAGTTCCCACTGGTAGCCGTATTATATATCCTTGAAAGCCAATTGCCAGTAACTGAAGCTTTGACTTCTAGCTTGTATCCGGGATCAGTTGTTCCAATGCCAATATTACTTTTAACAGTTAAAACTTTAGTACTTGAATCGGGGCCAAATACTAGACCCACGCCATGGTAATCCCAAAAATCAACGCCGCCTAATCCAGTACCAGACCTTGCAGCCGCTAAAGCATATGCGTGAAGACCCCCTCCTCTATTTATATATAATCCGCCATTACTAACATTAGTACTGTTGTTATAGTTACAAAACCAGTTACCACCATAAAAGTAAGCGTCACCGTCAGATTCAATTGCGACTCTGGTCGTTACGGATTGGTTATCTGCATTAGCATTTGTTACTTGTCCAAAGATTAATGTGCCGCTTGTGTTAGTATAAATAACATTACCTTTTAAGCCGCGAGTTCTGAATGTATTATTATTCGTTCCCGCTTCACACATGAATCCAATATGTGGATATCCATTGTTTGATGAACAACCAATGACAGAACCATATCCAGCTCCGTTAACATGACCAAAATTAATAGAGTCACCATTTCTGCGAATGGCCAAAGATGCACCACCTTGCACCCCATCAGTTCCCAGTTGTAATAAGCAGGAAGGGTTATTCGTACCTATTCCGACGCTACCATTATCAAAGATGCTAGAGTTGCCAATTGTGTCCCCATCAGTCCACTTAGTTACATAATTCGCTGTGCCTGAACCATCGACTTGACCGGAGCCAACTGCGGTTTCAATTATATTACCACTTGAGTCAACGGCTAATTTGTAAGCGGCAGTTCCTGTATGAGTTCCAGAGCCATAAGCGTAAAGCTGAAGTTTACCCGTATAATGTAGTTGCAATAAGGTATTAGCAACATATTCAGCTTGGTCACCAGAAGCGTCATAACCAACGTTCCAGCTATTGAAACTTCCAGAGTAATTCATTCCGCAAAACCACTGCTCACCGGAATAGGAAGAGTCCTCGTAGAATGTGCCAATCCCCCTTCCCTCATAACCCTGCATTATAATTTTAGCTGTAGCGGCAGGGGCACCGGAAGTATTTTGAGCTCTTATTGTTAAAGTTGTGCCTGTGTTCGAAGAGTCTCCGATAAGGACCCCGGAGTTTAAGTGAGTGAGCCCGTTTACATAAAATTTATAGCCACTTGGCGGGGTTCCACCTACGCCAATCGAGCCGTTCTGGTTAAAAATAATTTGATTTGCCGCAGTTCCTGTTGCAGCAGGCCTAAAAACTAAATTCCCATTGCTTTGTAAGTTTATCCAATGGGTCATAGTATTCGTGCCGTCCCTAGAGGTTAGCCTCAAGTAGGCACCGCCAACCCCTCCGGTTCCGCCCTCAAGCCATATACTTGCATGACTACTACCTGTGTTTTGAACCTGCAGCCCATCATCACCAGTGAAGTTGACTTCTAGCTTTTTAGCTGGGCCATCAGTTCCTATACCAACATTTCCGTCATCTAAAATAACTAACCTATCTTGCCAACCGCCAACATACGTTTGAAGCTTTATCCCTGCGTCACCAGAAACCCTCATTACTCCAGAGTCATTATAAACAAAACCTCCAGCGGTACTGCCAAAATAAAGTATATTATCTTTTATAATTACGTTATTACTAGTGTCAATCCGAATGCCGCTAGTGCTTGAGTTATAGCTAAGATGCAAACCTCCCGCCCCTTTACCCATAATAGTTGGGACGTTGGAATACGATGGAAATAATTGGAGATAAGCAGTAGCCGATGTCCGATTAACAATCAACCCAGTCCCACCAGACGAGGTGAATGTCATAGAATCCTTATCAACGGCCAACCGTTGGTTTAAGGTTATGTCATCGCCAATAGTATCCTGCGCTGCTGAATCGGTTACTTTAAAATAAAGAGTGCTGGCACTTAATTCTATAATAGATTTTTTACCAGAAAAGTTTCCATAGGTAGCCACATATCCACCACTACCACTTTTTCCTTTTGCGCCGTAACCTATAATAGTGTTTCCGCTGGAATATTTAGACGAAAGTACGTTAAGTTTATTAGCCCCAGTATAATTCTTCTCCAACCATGAGCCACCAGTAGTAGAGCTAGAACCCGCTATCAATTTTGGAGTAAAACTAACGTAAGTAGGAGTAGCGTATAAAACATTGGACGTTCCCCCTACGTCAAACCGAATATACTGTGAGGCATGAGAGGCTAATATTCTAGTATTCTCATTATTCCAATCTATAGAATTACCATTTGGTAATCTTAAACCTCCACCGTATAGCTCTAATAATTTGCTCGGAGTATTTGTGCCTATTCCAACATTACCTGTACCGTTAGGAGTTATCTCAATATGTTTATTTCCCCCAGCTTCAGTTTGAAGTTTCAAGTTAGAAGCGCCAGCGCTGTTTTCTATAGTGTCAGCTTTAAATATGCCGCTCAAAGTACGGACACTTGTTGAACCCGTAGAAATAAACGCTTCGCCGTTAACATGTAACTGTTGAGTGGGCGTTGCGATATTTATACCGACTTTTCCTCTTAAAATCTTTAACGCTGGTATAGTTTTATCTGCCATTATAAATCCTTATGATACTGCCGTTGCCATTCCCATCACGTGGTAACTTAGTTTACCTCCCAGTGTTCCGTTAGCAGCGGTGCTTAATTTTAATTGTATAGTAAACGTATCACTACTTGGGTCTACTATTTTCGATTCAATTGAATCAGTATTAGTATTATCAAATTCACTTATCACTGTTCCGGGCTCTGCATATGCGTCGCTTCCGTTTTGTATAAAGTATTCGCCGACAAATGCTACAGCACTATGACTGCTCCAATCGCCGCTTAAGAATAGCTTCACATAGCAGCCGGTATGGTTGTTTAAATTAATTGTAAGAGCTGTGGTATAGGTATTTCCATTTAAACTTACATCTTTATAACCCATCCAGTTACCGTTATTGGTGGTGCCGACTTTAAAATCGCCTTCGACGTGAAGTTTAGCGGCAGGAGCGTTTGTCGAAACGGCTACGCGGTCATTACCGCCGTCAGTATATAGAAGGTAATCATCATTGTTACTTTCTACCCTGAAATCATAATCAATTCCACCGTCATTAACGGTAGTATGGCTTCCATGAACTGAAAATAGATGATCGCCACTAGCTTTACGACAAAGGAAGAAATAATCTGCTCCCCCTGTAATATCTAAGCCATAACTCGCTCCATCCAAGTTAATTCTTGCGGCCCAATCTGCACTTGAATTATCATATATATAAAACTTAGCGTCGGGATTAGCTGTATGGCCAGTACCTCTTACAATTTGTACTGAATCAGCATTATCAGAAAGATTTCTAAATACTGCACCGCTTCCGTATACGTCTAGTTTGTCTAATGCACTATTAGTTCCTATACCTACATTACCGCCATCGTTAATAACGAATCTAGTAGTTCCAGCTACGTCTATACTAAATCCTGCGTTTGAAACCCCAACGACAGCAGGAATAAAATCAACTGCATTACCTCCTGAAAAATTACTATTTAGGCGTAGTCCCTTTTCTCCGCCACCTGTTATATAGGATTCTAGTTTTGCACTTGAGTTCGGGGTAGTACCGATACCAACTCCCGTGCTTTTTATTTTTAAAATGTCTACAGTCGCGGCTCTAAGAACCATTTCTTCCTCGTTATGCCCGTAGCGAACATAACCTCTATTTGCTCCCGCTGGACTACCGAAAGCAATGTATTGGTAATTTGCGTCAGGGGTAAACAATTGAAGGCCAGCGTTACCAGAACTTTCAATTGTAAGATCATCATGGTTAGTATTAGGAGTAGTTGACCCTGCGCTTCCCGTATAGACATGGAGCCTACCGTCAGGATCAACAGTTCCTATTCCGACGTTACCACCAAAATAACTCTTTAGACCCGTTACATATAAAGCATGGTTTGTTCCTGAAGAAGGGCCAGCTATCAAAACTGTATCTCTAGCAGTGGTAAGAGTTTTTATCTCGTGGTCAGCAGTACCAGCCCACGCTCCTGCCCCCAATACAGATGCAGCGTTCCAAGACAAAACTCCCCCGCCTAAATCCATTAATGTCCGAGAAGAACCATCAGTAAATTTAAAAGTACCCCCCGAAGAAGCCGAGTTGCTAACATGCAATTTTGCCGCAGGACTTGTAGTACTAACACCAATAAGACCATTATTTTGATAAAGAACAGAACTACCTAAAGCACTGGCACTTGTCCAAATAGATATATAACCATTAGCTCCAGAACCTGATACTGTACCACTTCCAGCTGAAGTAAAACTTAAAGTACCGCTACCATCTGTTGTAAGTACTTGACCAGCTGAGCCATCTGCAGTTGGAAAAGTAAAGGCACTGTTAAATGTAATTGCTCCTCCGGAAGCTATTGTAATTCTATCTGTGTTATTAGTCCTTATCCGCGCCCCGTGATTACTTTGAGTTCCTATTAAAGCCGCAGAAGCAGAAGTGTTTGACTGGATAAATGTACAGATTTGAGTTCCGCCATTATTATCTGCGCTAATAGTTATTCCGGCGTTAGCTGTACTACCTTGAGATATAAATAATTGATTTTGTCCACCGAATGGATCAGTTGGCCTAGTTCCTGTCCCTCCCCAAATATCAAGTTTTGTAACTGGGGCATTTGTCCCTATACCAACACTTCCGCCGCTAAGAATAACCATTTTATATCCAGTCAATGAACCAGTAGCGAACTTCATGTCTCCTTGGTACGCCGCCATGACTAGACCATAACCATCTGTTCCGTCAGTAGAATATATAGCCGCCGTATCAGTCCCGTCGTATTCTTTAAATTGAACTGCGCCAGCTCTACTGTTATCAAGTGAGCCTCTTAATAAAATAGTAGGAACCCCTGAGCCAAATGAAGCCCATGTCGTATCTCCCCTTCCAGCATAGAACCCATAAGCTCCTGTAGATTTTACAGCTCCCGCTACTTCTAGTGATTGATCTGGGTCTGCCACTCCGATGCCAACACTTCCGCCGCTAAGGACCGTAATTCTATCATTAGTACCTAATGCGCTATGTTGACTTATTTTGAAAGAATCACTAGCTGAATCATCAGCTCCCACGGCCCAGTGAGTTGTGTTGTTGACAAGGAAATTTATATATGGATCAGCTCCACCTTCTCCTTCAATTTGAACAGTAGCCTTCCCCGCCCCAGTACCGTAAATAGATAATTTATGAGGAGGGTTACCTGTTCCTACGCCGAGATTACCCGCAGAATTTAAATACATCCTTGTGGTTCCGCTACTAGAACCCGGTGTACCGCCTGTCCTGAACTCCATACCAGCAGTATTGTTCAATATAGTTACCGCTTCTCCCGATGTACCATTATCAAAGAATAACCTACTTGAAATATTGTTATTTTCACCACCCGCAAGAACAACTCCATCTGCACCAGCCGTGCCGCTAAATGTAGCTCTGCCGCTGCTAAATGTTGTAGCTTGCTTTATATCAACAGCAGCATGAGTAAAGGAAAAAACCTCTGTAGTACCAGCATTAATCTTTCTGTTGCCGGAAGCGTCTACCCACA